TAGCACTGCCCTATACATTCCAAGTCAGACACGTCAAAGACGATGATAAATCCTATTATTGGGCAAATGTAAAAGAATTAGACGGATGCCACACTTCTGCGCACATAGCCATCGGCCATTCATCCCTATCATAACCTTTTTTTGTATCAATACCTTTTAAGGATTCTGCGCGGTTATCTTCAGCACCGCTTCGATCAATCGTACATACAGCTGATTTTCCACTCTCAAGGGCATTCAAAATATGTGCTGCCGTTTCAGGGAAACGATCCGATGGGAACTCCAAGGTAACTTCTGCAACCTCAGCAGTATTAACAGCAACTGCTGAAGCTTCAGGTGTTTCTTTAACAATCGAATCCGTTGTAGCAGGTGAAGCAGAAGTTGAAGAGACTACTACCTCAGGAGAAGGTTTCTCTGAAGCTTGAGGCGTTGGTGTGATAGCTGTAGAGGTTTGATCTGGAAGTCCTAATTCCTGCTGAACAGTAGCAGCACAACCACCGAATGAAATCACTATAACTCCTACGCAAGATAAGCAGATCCATTTGAATTTTGTTACATTCTGTTTTATGAACTTTTTAATGATCCAGCCGGCCCCACCGACAACGAACCCAATAATAGATAAGAGTGCTAAAACGACAAATATTCCAAACAAAATCGTTCCCCCTCAAACAAAATATAGTATGATTCTACTACATTCTCTTTACATTGGGTATATTTTCCTAGTACGAATTCCGATATAAATGCTAATAGTAGGAAAGGGGATATTCAAATGGCACGTAGAAGCAATGAACATTTCCTGCAAGAGCTTGAGCGTTTAAAATCCGAGAACGCCGACTTGAAGCGTCAAATTGCAGTTGCGCTTGTTCCTAACATTACTCACAGTAATGTTAGGAACAGTAATATCAAAACCTCTCCTCGCCATGTGCAGGAGTTATGGGAAATCCATTTGAGCAGCACAAAAACTGATTACAATACAGAAGCCTTGGAAGACGCACACAACTCTCTTTTCCGTCTCTTGTTTCCTCTTAACTCCAAAACGGTCAAAGTTGAACAGAAGGCACAATACGTCTGCCCCTTCACTGGAAAACGTTATGGCAGCATCGACGCTCTAGTTCGTGCTGCTATTCCACATCTTATTAAAGGTTCTGAACATAGAATTATTCAAACTCAACAGCTCGAACGAATTAGGCAACGCGATAATAGTCCGAAATACTTGGATCAGATATAGCCATCCCCGGGTTCAGTAGTTTACAACCGTAATTTATATAAAGTTCATTGACATTCCTCTTCACTTCCAATACGATTATCCCAAATAGAATTAAGGATGAGCGCCTTTGTATCGATTCAAGTTTGAGATCAGCGCAAATGGATTTTTATTGAAGTCTCATTTCAGCACAAACGAAGCAACTGGTTTGAAATGGTCTAAAAAATATGCCGGTGAATTTCAAAGAAAAGTGGCAAACATCAATTTAAGAGTTACTGTTTCAGAAAGAGAGAACCAAGCTAAAATATGGCAGTATAGCGGCAAACCTTACATTTACAAAAAGACTCTCGTAAAGAAACCTCTTGAACAGAATGAAAAAAGCGAAAATGTACTGCTTGGTAAAATAGAAAGAGAGCCCACCAACCGATGGGCTTTCTTTTCCAACTAAATCAACTATTATGAAATATTCTGAATTACTTTCGTATACCTACATTTCGGAAAATTAGAGCATCCGTAAAACTCGCCCCGAGAACTCTTCCTCTTCATTAATAAATATCCACAGCGTTCGCACTCTTGATCGTCATATAGTTCCTGCTTTGCTTCAATCATTGGCTGTTCAGCTACTGGATCGGCAACTGATAAAGTTACTGGCCCATTCAAAACTAGTATCATCTCGATCAGCTGTGTGCGATTAATCAAGCGTACTCCGTTTGACTTGGCTAGAGTATATGCAGCAGCGGTATAATCACTGTTCGTTACAACCCAAGCCTCTGAAGCCCCGTAATGATTCAATGCTGTATGGACTTCTTGGACGGCCTTTAGACCGACATTTTTGCTATACCGTTTCGCTTGTACCACTATTTTCTTACCTGCTTTTGAGATGATTAAATCTGCGCCATAATCACCGGCAGCCTGAGTAACTTCAGCATTATAACCGTGTGCTTCAAAAAGATGCCCCAGATACTTTTCGAACTGCCTACCTTCCATTTTATCTATCTCTGCTATCCCCGATCGTTTTAATCGTTCTTCTCGTTTTTGATTAATGGAATTGATAATAATTATGTACCCAGCTAATATAACTCCTGCCGCCACTCCTACGGCTACGTATGAAGCTGTGAGTTTATAAGCTCCCCATCCTGCTCCAATCATAAGTAATAATAAAAATGCTTGTTCCGGCTCTAGTTGTTCATTTTTTCTCCTTCTCCGTGCCATTTGAATATCCCCTTTCCTACTATTAGCATTTATATCGGAATTCGTACTAGGAAAATATACCCAATGTAAAGAGAATGTAGTAGAATCATACTATATTTTGTTTGAGGGGGAACGATTTTGTTTGGAATATTTGTCGTTTTAGCACTCTTATCTATTATTGGGTTCGTTGTCGGTGGGGCCGGCTGGATCATTAAAAAGTTCATAAAACAGAATGTAACAAAATTCAAATGGATCTGCTTATCTTGCGTAGGAGTTATAGTGATTTCATTCGGTGGTTGTGCTGCTACTGTTCAGCAGGAATTAGGACTTCCAGATCAAACCTCTACAGCTATCACACCAACGCCTCAAGCTTCAGAGAAACCTTCTCCTGAGGTAGTAGTCTCTTCAACTTCTGCTTCACCTGCTACAACGGATTCGATTGTTAAAGAAACACCTGAAGCTTCAGCAGTTGCTGTTAATACTGCTGAGGTTGCAGAAGTTACCTTGGAGTTCCCATCGGATCGTTTCCCTGAAACGGCAGCACATATTTTGAATGCCCTTGAGAGTGGAAAATCAGCTGTATGTACGATTGATCGAAGCGGTGCTGAAGATAACCGCGCAGAATCCTTAAAAGGTATTGATACAAAAAAAGGTTATGATAGGGATGAATGGCCGATGGCTATGTGCGCAGAAGGCGGTAAAGGCGCGGACATTGCATATGTGACACCATCTGATAATCGCGGTGCCGGCTCATGGGTAGGTAACCAACTTGAGGATTTAAAGGATGGTACGAAGGTTTTGTTTGTGGTTGGAGAATCAGATTCTACAGTCGATGCAGTTGTACCTGCAACCGATATTGCCGTGGCTACAGAGAAGCCTGTTGCCACTAAGAGACCCGCTGCAACCGCAAAACCAGCAGCTACAAAATCACCAACTGCAAAACCAACAGAGGCCCCAGTTATGGTTGAGGGTACTGTTTATTATGCTAACTGTTCTGCTGTCAGAGCTGCTGGTGCTGATCCAATTTATGAAGGTGATCCAGGCTACAGTCGTAAGCTAGATCGCGATGGTGATGGTGTTGCTTGTGAATAATAATTCAGATAACAGCTACAGTCACGATCTAACCAGTATCCTAACTAGTTTAAATCACATGCTTAAATCTTTAAATAAGAAATTAATAATTTTTTTTGAAGAGAAACAAGATTTCATTCCATTTTCAAATATGATTATTAGATACCTCAAACTTTCTTTGCCTGTTAAGCTAATACTAGGTTTCCTAAGTGGATTCGTAGGGTTCAATATAGCATACTGTATCGGATTTATTATTGTTCAAAGTAAAGGTAAAAATGAAGTTCTATCAGTAATAACTGCATTTCAGAACCCTATCGAATTTCCTTTCTCATTAGTTCTTTTATATTCTTTTATTTTTTCATTCTTAATAATATGTGCATTACTACCCATTTTCTTGTTTCTTTTTTTAATAAAAATATATAAGATCATGAACTTGAAATTATTAGAAAAAGGACTACGAAAATCTAAAAGGTTGTTTTTGTTAGTACTTTTTATTATACTCACGCTTTTACTCTGGGGATTGGCAACTATCTTATTGATTCGTTACTCCCCCTATGTTCCATACATTATGCTTTATCAATCAAAAGAACCAGTTATGTTTGAGAACTATCTTAAAGCAATTTTTCATAACGACACATCAATCATAAAGACTACAATTTTAAATTATGATCATTTTTATAGTGAGGTTCTATACTCACTTTCAATTGCACACTATACTACTATAGTTTTCGTATTACTTTTATATCCCGTTTTGATATGGTATAGAAGAATCCCCCCAAATTCTTTTATCGATTTGATTCCCATATCTATTGCAATTTTAATGTTTTCCGGTATTTTTTTCGTTTCATCAACGCATCTATTCTATCAATGGGGAAATTTCGGAAAAAGTTTATCGCAATTTAATATGGACTATGTGTCAGTTGAGTATACTTTCAATAAAGATATAGGACAGATTGAAGGTACAAGGATTTTTCAGAAAGAAAATTATTTAGTTATTAGAGATTCGTGTAATTCATTGCACTATATTACTTCAAACGAGGTTCATGTGACTACCCTTTCCAAATCCCCTTTTTGTAGGTAGTTATTTCGCTTTTAACCTTTACAGATATGCGCATTTATTTATTTTCAAACGAATTACAGATAACAATATTAACCATTAGTAACTATTTGGAGCACAAATTACATTCACATAGAAATCGCGTACAAGAAGCAATGGACCGAGTTGCTTAAAATAATCATTATCGACTATAATTTAGTAAATAGATAGATCGATCAATCAAGGGGGAACAGGATGGCAATCCTAATTGATATTGGAATCCCATCTCCAATGAAATCCATTTCCTCAAAAAATAGAAGAGGAAAATCTAAATATCATCATAAAATTGTATTAATGAAAATTCGTGAACGAAGAAGTCAGAAACAAATTATTAGAAAAAAGCGTAAAGCAGTAAAAAAAATCAAACGTATGAAACGCTTTTTCGAAGGAGAACGTTTTACAAATTCATTCATTAAATTTATAAAAACAAGTAAATTCACTAACAATAGTGAACCAGCAAAAAAACTCAAAAAAGATAATGATGGACATGTTATTATTAATATCCCACAAACTTTTTCACTTTTTCACAATCCAGATAAAGTTATCGAAACATATCACATTATTTTCAAATATGGATCTATGAGCTCAATACCGGGTCTAAATTTCAATCATACATTATGTACAGATTTAGAATTAGGTGCCTCAGCTGTCATGGACGTATTTGTAATACATCTTCTGGAGTATAAAAAACGTCTCTTAAAAAAATCGTTTGCTATCAGTGGAACTTTGCCTTCTAAAGGTCAGATCTCAGAGGTGCTGTTTGTAAGTGGATTACTCAAGCATTTAAAAATTGATAAAAGTATTCCTAAAATAATTCATGAACACAAACAAAACCTTAAGACACTTGAGTTGATCCGTGGTGGTCAACATGCTACAACAATGTTGGTAACAAAAGCAATGAATTCTCAAACGGCAGCAACCAAAATAATAAAATATATCGCAGAATGTGTTCGAACTCAGGACTGTGAATTATCTAAAGAAGGTCATCGATATTTTTCACATCTAATTTGCGAAGTCCTCGATAATTGTCAAATACATTCAGGAGACTTCTGTCAGTGGTTCGCGCTTGGACATTTTGATATCGTTGAGGGCAATACATATGGACAGTGTAATCTTGTACTATTTAATTTCGGTAATACTATTTATGAAAGTTTAAAGAATGGTCAACTTTCACCAGAAATAGAAAGTCAACTTTATAATCTAAGTAAACAATTTACAAATAAGCGCAAAAGTGATTGGAACGAAGAAGAACTATGGACATTATACGCATTGCAGGAAGGAATAAGTAGATTAAAGAATACAGATGAAAACCAAAGAGATCGAGGAGTAGGAACCGTTAAGCTCATAAACGCATTCCAAGAAATCGGACGAGCAAAAGATGGAAATACACCTACCATGAGTATTATTTCAGGGAATACATACATACTGTTTAACAATAAATATTTTTTAGAAGATAAAGTGATTGATGGCACAACTGTCAAAACAATCGCATTTAATGAAACCAACGACATAAATTTGCCGCCAGACCCCGAGAATGTAAAAAGACTCGAAAATTACTTTCCTGGAACAATTATTACAATGAAATTTTATTTAGACTCAAATTTCATTAAGCCTGATACGGAGGAAATATAATGAAAAATGTGATTGAAATTAATTTAGGTCGTTTTCTAAGCCCAAATTCAAAAATATTATCTGGACGAAATGAGGGTTTTGATGCTAGAAAACAACTTAAAATTAATGACTTTGATACTAATGATTTAGAATATGTTATAAAAATCCCTCAAGACACATGGTCAATAAATTCTTCATTTTTTCTTGGATTATTCGGAAAAAGCATTAGAGATATTGGAGAGTCTAAATTTCGCAAGAAATATTTGTTTGCAAATTGGAACGAATCTCTTCTAGATGATATTGAGGATGGAATTGTAGAAGCACAAAAAAATAAAACGGCTCTAGAGGAAAAATAAATGAAATTTTTGATTATAGTGCTTTTAATCATCTTCATAATTTATCAATTCTTTCATACCATTGATTTATTATATTTTGCAAAATCATTAAAGACTAACTTAGTATATGTTATAAAAGCAATTAAAAACGACTCAACTTTTGATTTTCTAAAAAGTTTAGCTGCGTTCGGAACTCTTTTCACATCTTTGTTTAATATTTGCTTGGTTATCTTTTTTTTCAGATCAGAAAGAAATTATAAAAATAAAATGCTAGATGTTGAACGACAATCATTTTGGTATCGCAAATTAATTTTGGAGAAAAAAATTGATACTGTATCAAAAGTATTTGACACAATTGAAGTTGAAGATTTTTATAATATTGACACTCAAAACAATATAAAACCAGACAAAAGAAGACCACCAATAAAATCCAAAGTTATCGAACAAGAGCCAAAAGAAAAGATTTTTGTCGACAAAATAAAAACTGGGCTCAAATCCCTTAAACGCGAAACAGGAGAATTAAATGGGTTAATACGAATAATTGATCCTAAATTCGCCAATACATTAGATGAGTGTATTTCTTTTTTTGCAGATGAGTACATGAAAAGCTGTTATAGCTACTTCAATTCACAGAAACGTTTATCAGACCACATTTTATTAATCAATAATTACAAACAACAATATTATGAGCTTATTTATATTTATGAAAAAAATGGTTATAAACTCATCAAAGAAAAAAAATCGAAATTCAAACGTTTTACTTATTGGCTACGTCATAACTAATGCTTATAAAATATTTTAAAAAGCCAACTGACCAATTCGGCCCGTTGGCTATCTTATTATTGTATGGCTTGTCCACTTGCTATCCGCAACTCATTAGCTAGGCGGTTATATTCATTGCGCGCTTCCTTGTCCTCAGTAGCACCATACCCTGCTTTTAAAAATCCAATGATCTTGTTTGCATCTTCTGGCTTCAACATCGGTTTTACCTCCACTTTAGGCGGCACCACAACGGGCGCTGCTGCTTTGAAATAGTCTTGCAGGTATTTGGTAGGTTCAACAACTCCAGCCTCTGTAGCTGTCCATCCAAAGCTAGGAGATGCCGTCTTGCGAATCTCATAGTGCAAGTGATTGCCTGTACTCGCCCCCGTAGTGCCTTGTCTGCCGATCAGTTGATCGCGCGCCACCTTTTGCCCCACCTTAACAGCGGCGACGCTGAGATGGGCGTATAAATGGAGAAAGCCTTTATCATCCTTGATTGATACGACAATACCCATCTCCGCTGGCATTCCGATACCAGGCTTACCCAACCCAGCATACATTACCGTGCCAGCTACAAAAGCATGTAGCGGTCCATTGCCGGGAGTGACCACCAAGTCGACGCCACGGTGAAACTTGTTAACGTGAAGTACAGGATGCATACGCATGCCGAATGGACTGGTTAATCGATATGATGGATCATAACTCCAATTACTCATCGCTTTCAGCCCTCTCTTTTGCCTGCTTGATGATTTGATGACCAAATACTGCGAATGCGCCTGCTAAGACGCCCTGAATGACCGCCTCTGGCCCCCAACCAATCAACCACACTGTAAGTGCTAATGCTGCGGCAGTGACGATATAAACAATGCTCCAGTTCGGTACCTTTGGCGTATCCTTGAGCACATACCCAAGCACCCAGCATGCTGCAACAACAATAAGTAATTTAGGGTCAATCAATTGAAAAATAGCATTCCATTCCATTTCAATCATCCTCTCGAATCTAATTTTGTTTACCAGCAATTTCTAACCGATCCAAACGGTGGTGTGCCTGCTTAGCCGACTCCTCAACCCTTGTTACGCGCTCGGACAGTACATCAAAGCGTTGACCTTGTGCGCGCTGCTCCAGCCTAACCTCATCGACACCTCGTTTGATATATTCCACGTCTGTTCGTAAAATAGCGTCCTTTCCTGCCTCCGTTTGCGTATCCTGTCGGATAGAACGATTCCTCCCAAACCACCCGATTGCAATACCGCTAATTATTCCCGCTGCTGATAATAGCATCATGATAGATGATTGATCCATATTAGCCTCCTAATATTATTTCAAAATAAAAAGCCTCCGCTTAAGCGGAAGCTTCGTAAACTTGACCTGTTATCAATTGGTATTCCGATGTTGTGATTGTGGCCGTCTTAACGCCATCTTTGACTTGTTCCAAACTCCAAAGCTCGCGATCATAAAATCTCTTTATCCTTTCATACCAAACACTCATGCGCTAGCACCTCCAGTCATGATTGCATACCAAATATCCGCTATATCTGAGTCATGCTCAGTTATCCGCGCATCTTTGAGCATCGTGTCATACCACAGATCGGCATTTTCAGCTTCGAGCTGCTCAATTCTAATCTGTTCGGCTGTCTTTGGAGGCGGAGTATTTTCCTGCTCGATCTCCTCCGGTGTCTTATCGCGTTCTGTTACAGATACTATCTTGCCTTCAACTATCTCCAAAGTAAAGTAAGGTCTGAGCCTTTGAATAGTATCCATAAGCTCCTTCTGTTCTTCAACGTCAGAGTCGAGAATGTAGTAAGGGATTGCTGAGTCTGGATAGCTGTTAGCGTTGAGCCAATACCCAATTTCATAAACTCCATTCTCAAACACTAGCATTTTATCGGTTGTTGACTCAGCAATTGACGTAGGTAAATCAACAGGAGCTACAGGAATTACTTCCTCTTCTGGGTCAACAACTTCTTCAATCTCTTCTTCCATTGTAAACGCTCCTATCTGAATATGATGTAGTGGTATTGCCTATTTGGTGCGTTAGTTCCGTTAGCTGATGCGTCAGGGTTGCTACTGTTGTATGATACTGACATCGTCGACCCGCTGATAGCAATCTCAGTTGCGCTCCCTGATGATACATTATAGAAAGGCATTGCCAGACCGCCCGCTGCGCTTGCAGTACCAAGAGCTTGGAATAATGTAGAAGTACTAGGCATAATAAGAACAGCCGAAGGTGCGAATGGGAGCGTGATGTTTCGTGTTGCAGTACCGCTGCCTAGATACATCCCTGACGCATAAGGCTTGACCTCAGACGTGTATAACTCTGCCCATGCCGTCCACACGCCGTTAACCATTCGCCTTGTATAAGTCTTCCAATTATCCGTGTCGTATGCGTTCTGCACAGCCCAATTTCCTACCGGATACTTACTTACATGGATGAAATAGTTCCTTCCCGCAACAGGAGCGTTAAGCCCCCCGGGTACGTGGTACCAACCATCTGTTTGCATGAAGTTTATTTCCGTACCCGCAACTGTATAGTTGTACATGTCGTTACTCAACTGCGACCATCCGCCCCAAGTCCCAGTACCCAATCTTCTTCGTTCGTACACAGTATTTAACGCCCAATCGCGGTATGTTTGAGCAACAGCCCCTCCACCATGAGCGATGACTGTTAAGTAACCCGCAGAACCCGCTATGGCTGCGTTCGCTGGTAGATTCACAAAATAGTTTCCAGACACAATGAGAGTGTTCAAATCCAAGCCTGGGGTGCTTTTGTCTATCGTCTCATTACTTATTTGAGTCCAAATAGACCAAACGCCTGCCGTATAACGACGGGTAAAATATCGACTACCATCTACAATATAGGCATGTTGACAGACGTAACCGGCAATTGAAGGATGATTAGCAATATTAACAATGTAAAATGCCACGTTTGCAATAGGCGCGTTTACTGCATTATAAACATACCAGCTACCGATAGTTTGAAGGCTATTAAGAGAATTGTAACCATCAGGAAGAAGAATGCTTTCTTTTGCCTTTTGAACGAATTCAACAGTAGATAATTGAGTCGTATTCGTACCGACCGCTGCTGTTGGTGCTGTTGGCGTTCCAGTAAAACCTGGCGATGCGATTGCTGCTTTCGCGTTCCATGTAGCTTTCTCCGCGTCTGTTACGAACCGATTACTAGAGTCCTGCGTAATAATGGATGGCGGATGATTCAAAGGGTGCGCGTAGTTATTGGCATCTGCAGCGATACCATCGAGCTTGATTTTGTCGGGAATACTTTGAAAGCCTGCTTCTGTCTGTGTCGCAATGGCATGTGATAAACCTCGCGATCCGATATGAGCATATAGATCAAATCGAGTGTTTAATGCGTAAGCCTCGTCAAGCATAAGACGCCAGTCTTGTACGCTGTCTTTTGTTTTAATATCCGTAATGTCTTGAGTGTTTTTAGCAACCGTCCCGCCTAAAGTGCTTTGGTAGGTTAGGGTTGCATCAATGATGTTTGTTGTCATTTTGTACTTATCTAGCGGCAGATAGGTGACGGTGTATTCTGCGGTAGCATCAAAATCCGCCTCTAAAATTTGTATTTGAGCAGTTACATTGCCGTATCCACCACTCGGATTCGGGTACTTTGCTTTGCTATCGACAACTCCATTTTTATAAACACTCATGATCATTTCAGCTTTGTTTTTAAACCATGAAGCCGGATAAACATTCGCATTTATATAATAAACTCCGCTGCTTAAGATTGGATTTGCTTTCTCTCGAATAACAACCCCCTCAAGCAGCTCGATTTGATTACCGCCCGCTTGCAGACCTATTGCGCCTTCTGCAACAACAGTTTCTTCTTTCGTCGTCGCAAGCTGGTAATCCAGCGTGTATGGTGTGTACGATAGAGATTTTGCGGTAGGAAGGACACTGACGTTTAGTTCAACGTCGAGATCGAAAGTGTCTATATTGATTCCACTCGCAATGGTTCCGTTACTTGCGTCCGCGTAGATTGAAAAGTGAACAAAACCATTCGCGTCAATCAAACTTGGAACTGATGCGGTTGGTACTACATTTGATACTTTCACAATCGTCGCTGACGTTGTTGTTGCGGGAGTGTACCATACATTGCCTGTCGCGTTAAAAGATGCTAGACTCACCTTGTTCCCCGCTGGCCCGCTACCCGAAATGTAACCATTTCCAACTAACTTCGACACATTAGCCTTGAGCCACGCAACGCGCTCGGCAACGGTTACTGCAGAGCCGAATAACCACGAACCATGTTTACGAATTACGTATTCGATTAGGTTTTTCGATTCCAACCTCTGCGAGATTTGTCCATTTGTTGTTGTGGTAATCGGTCTAACCGTACCGTCTAACGTTTTCGCTGCGTCGTATTGAGCCTGTGATTCTTCGCCGCCCCAACTACCATTAGGTAGAATTAAGGTGCTGCTGAATCCCCATTTCACGATATGCGGGTTTTCTACAACGCTACCTGCAATTTTACCTTCCAAATCCGCTTTCGGACTGACTAAAGGCGTCCACTTTCTAGGTCCAACTAGATACTTAGTGCCTACCGTCCCGTTATTGATCTGCCAGCCGTTGAAGTAGGCTTGTATCTCCGGCACCGTCGGCGTGTATGCATCATCCCAACCGCTTTCGGAATCCGCAATAGTGAGATAAAAATATGCCGTACTCGTAATTATTGCGAATTGATCCCCGGCGGTATCATTATTTATGTCCGGCACTCTTTCGAGTATCTTGCCATCGTACTTTACAGCTGTCCCCACAACACCGTTAGGCGCTGGAACCTGCACTCGTTTATAATTCGCTCTGTCGGCATTGAATAGCCACGGCAACGAACCGTCCAACACGATACCCGTCCTATGTCTCCGCGTAACCGTTCCTAGCGCGTCGTTGTACGTGTCCTTAACGCTGCCGTCCACACTGGAAGCAAGGGTTGTCGGCAGAATTAAATAATCGTCGTTTTGTGGCTCGAATTGGGTTGCTACGCCGCCTAACTCCATTTGCGGTTCTACAAAGGTGAACGTCCCCGCAACGTTGCTACCTAATTGAACCCTGATAATGGACGTTGTGGCTCTTGTTGTCCAAGTTTTAGGGAAAGAGAATCCTTGAACGAACGTTATTACATTTTTCGCGGCGTCTAGTTCGACAAGGTTAACGAATTGATTTGCTACGTTCGGCAAGCTAAACGTATATTGTGTATTTGGCAAACATTGAAACTCGAAATCAGTGTATTGGTATGGAGCCGTTGCAACCAATTGCAGCACATATGGTGCGAGGACTTTCGCATTTGCAGCATTTACCACCCATTGGGTAAAAGGCGGAAAAAGGTTCCTTCCCTTCTTGCGAATAGCAGGATTGCGCAAGTGCTTCACGCTGTCCGCATACGGGAACTTCTCTGCAAGTTTTTCGCCTGTGTACTCTGGATCTACGTCGATTTTGGCGTACTCTGCTGCTGAAACTTGATACAACCTAGCACCGTCGAACGACACCCAACCAACTGCGCCAACTGTAGAAGTATTTTGAATCCATACGGAAGCGTCTGCTATATCTGACGTTGCGTCAATCTTCGCATAAAGCGTTTTATCGGTCGTCGTTTGCATAGCCGTGATGGTTCCGCCAACGATAGCACTACCGTCTAATTTAGCCACTGTTACACGAGCAATTGACACACCATCTGTAACCGCATCGACCAAATATAAATACTTGCCCACTTTTAAATTAGGTGTAGGATACCTTATATTACGCCCGGTGTGCGAATCCCCGGACAACGAGGAAATAACTTGCGCCTTTCCTCCATATTTCTTCCTTGTATAATCAATCGACCTATTGCCCGGCCCGGCATTTTGCCAACCGTCCGCAATGCCATCACTATTGGAGTCATTCTCAAAATTCCCATCGCGACCAAGCAAATTAACTAGAGTTCGGCCACCAATTGAAATATCTGTCCCACTCGCTTGAGATGTATTAATAACACCAAGCCCTCTTTTAATTGTCGCAGGAATGGAGGCCGCTTCGGACTGAGCTGCCTTAAGTGCATCAATACTCGTCTTTGCCGCCTCTAAAGTAATCGCCGGTGCTGTCAGAGCACTGGATTTTCCTGTAATCCCCTTGATTAGCGTGAATAAACTTGATAGTAATGAAGTCAACGATCCAGTCAATGATGGCGTGACGGAGTCGGTTGTAGTCCGATTACCTATTTTGGAATCTGTTACAACGTTCACTGCAATCGTTGTAGCCGCACTTCCTGCACTTGAAGTGACATCACCTGTTAATGCAGGTAATAATGATGCAGGCAATTTCGCCGAGTTGTCCAATCCTGCATAACCGTTGACCTGATTCTTGTTGGCTGCATTCTCAGGTGTATAGCCTAACGCGTTCTGCTTCGCGTTCCATGCAGTTCTTTCCGCTGCGGTAATATGTTTAGTTAAATCATCGACGTGGGTCTTTGTCGCAGCCAGAGTAATGTCCGGTGTGTCAAAAGGATTCGACTTACCTGTTATCGCCTTCAAATATTTTGTAAACCAGCTTATCCACTGTGTAAGCCTTCCGGTTAACCCATAAGCTACTGTAGTATTCGGGTCTGCTGATCGGTTCCCGATTTTCGGATCAGTAACAGAGCTGTCCGGATGATCAAGCACAGCGGCGTTAACGTGAGCATCAAATTCCGTTTGCTCAACAAATACCAGTGAATTATTTATGATTGCAGAGACGTTCGTAGCATTTCCGACGATAGCCACGACATTAATGTACTTTTCAACAATGTCCGGTCCCCCACCCGCGGGGATATATTCCGCGCCAGCTCCTGCATTGCCGTAACAATAAAGAATCTCCCCTTCATCGGGATCTGTCGCAAACAACCCGAGCTCACGGAAAAAAAAGCCAGTTGTAATCTCTGCATTGGATAGGTACGAGCTTACTGTCGTTTTGCCGTCAGTTACCGAAGTAATCTTATTGATAGGCAAGTATTTTTTTGCATTAATCAACGCCGTCAGTCCGGGCATTTGTTGTCCGCCAAGATTGCCGTCCCCCATACCAATGCGGGTATACACAAGAGATGTACCTGCTTGTGCTTTTGCCTGTAGCGCTCGTCCTTTATTGGTTAATATCAATCCGCCAAATGATGCCATTAGGTCACCTGCTTCGCTGTAATAAATTCGCCCGTATGCAGAGCGTTACCGATATAAATCCCCATACTATCGCCGCTTGTGATCTCGATAGACTCCAGCCAGCTACGCACGTTTTTCACCGAGTTAATGGCTGCGATAAATTCCGCCGCCTTACTCGCATTAGCCGCTGGATCACTCGTTAGAACTTTAAAATAACCAGGTTCCCCGCCGTACTCATACCACTCCTTTACTTCTCCCGAGCCGAATATCGTTGCAATTAACTCCTCGACCGCGCTTGGGGTCCCTTTCCGCCGATGCCAACCATAGCTCCGCTTAACAAGCTCCCTTCGCTGCTCTAACGGCAATGTCGGGTCGTAAAAGTCAATATGGTACTGCCAAGCAAGCTCGTCCGTCTCCGCCTCCGTGATCTTGTCCAGACGGTTAAAATAGGATAGGTGCTTGATTTGATTTGTCAGCACACGCAATTCATCATCTATCGCTTGAGCTGCAGCGGAGACAACAGGATCAACTGCGATATTGTAAGGCATCAGATCAACAAGATTGATTGCATCCATATTAATCATCCATTAGACCTCCATATGTGGGCGTAATCGTCCCCGCTATAGCAACCTCATCTGGTTCGACCTCTGTGTATACTGGACCCGTTACGTTTACCCTGTGGGCACCTGCGTCCATAATTCGCCGTATCAATTCCGAAGGATTGATGTTACGTCCGAGACGTGACTTTTGCCAGAGCACATAACCAGTGATTGCTTGCGTCACAGCAGCCTGTAAGGCAGCCACCTCAGATGTCCGATCTTTCGAAATCCAATAATGAAGCACAATGTTGTACGTGACAGCCGAGGGAGCTTGTACGGTTACCTGGTCCGTCAACGGGCGCCTTGTCCGATCGTTTACAGCCTCATCCACAAGATTAAGTAACGATTGTCCAGGTATCTCCCCATTCTCCAGCAAAGGCACGACCACAACCTTGCATGGTGCTGGCGAAAAAACAGCAACGTCTGAAATAGACGCACTAGCCGACTTAGCCCAATGCCGATATGCCCCACTTGGACCGGCTACCGAAAAAGATTCCGGCGCCGTGTGAACACGCTCGCGATATGCCTCGTCATCCTCAGTGTCCGCCCCGCCCGCACTCACTGTCACATTACTAGCTGTTGCAAGGAACGGAATAGGATCTACGATTTGATTGATCTGTCCAACTCCGTAGCCATTACCGAGCGCTCCTGCCTCTGTACAAAGAGCCAATGCATCCACCACCAATTGACCCGGAGCCACCTGAACAAAGGCTACCGTTGCAAAATAGCGTTTCGGATCTGACTCGGTGCTTACTCTTGTACCCTTTGGAATCGATACTGCTGATAATTGCGGTGCTGAAAGAGTGAAGCGTAGCGTTGCAGCAGCCGGAGCCGCTGGAAGTCGAGGCGTCTCCGTAAAAGCGCCGAGATGATCCAGCATCGGCCCGGCTGAGTACTTGAGCAGATTTTGCTTCGCCGTCAAATTAATCAGCGTCCGCTGCTGCACGATAATAGCGGCTATAGATAACAAAAAGAGGCGCACAGGATCGCCCGGATATAAAACCCGACCGCTGGCAGCCTCGTATGTCGTAATCATATGATTTAAAGATGAGGTTACGTCTTCGCTGACGTACTCCATATCAGGCAAGTCTATAAGTGTCACCTTTCGGCCACCTCCTCGCTTTCGTCCACAATTTCAATTTGCACAATAGGTTGCAGCATTCCTTGCTGTTGATCTGCTTCATAACGAACCTGTATTACCGCAGCTCGTGGTTCATAGGTTCGTATGGCGGATGTGATGATACCTGAGAGTCTTGCCTGCGCAACGGGTATCGGGTCATCTAGCACACTATTGTCGAGCCCAAACGCTCTATCTAATGGAACGCTGCCCTGCGCTGTCATCATAATTGTTCGGACGTTTTGGATAATTTCCTGCGTCTCGTCTGGGCTCCAATGAATCGGCTGTGGTTCTATCGTTACCTCTATCATTTCTTAATCACCGCCAAATATTCTTCAAGAGTAACATCCACATTACCGAACACGACATTGCCGTCCTTGTCCACCTTGTCCCACGATTGGCTCAACTGTGTCACTACCCACATCTGACTGCCCATAGCTTGGCCGCCAATCGTTAGAGGCATCGCCTTACCCAACGATGCAAGCTGCTGCAGAGCAGTCATTTCCTTGCGCGGGTTTATCCCGTACTTGGCATCAAAGTGCATTGTAAAAGTAACAGTATCAAGTCCAGGACCAACAAACTGCTTAACTGCCTTTTTGCCAATAACTTCGTGGTTTGCCCACCTACCGGCGGTCGACCGAGTGAAATCCGAAAAGGTCCGAATTGTCTGTGGCGATGCGACAAAAACAATCTTACCCAATGCGCCGATCATGACGCGCCCTCATCGATCTCACCGAGACAAAACCCAACACTTATACCATTTGGTAAAAAAGCACATAGCACTTGACTACCTATATTAGGCGTTGGTACATGTTTGAGTAACAGTAACTCATCGCTAACCAAGTCATCTTTATCCGGAAATGCCACGCGAACCACGCGGCGGAAGTTATCAGACGTCGATACGATTCCAATACGTATTGTGTTTTTTAAATCGGACATGCTACCACCCCAATACTTTGCGGATTTCAATCGATGTTGTATAGCCACTGCCGCCTACAGCGTGCGTTGCTCGCTCAATGATGTATTTGCCGTCATATCGACCGAAGCCTGAAAGGTTGATCGTCAGACCAGCAGACATGCGAATATCTCCCACAAGCGATAAGCTGGCGCGGCCAAAATTTTTGTTCTGCTCCCGAAGCTTCATACGGGCAAGCCGAAGGGCTTCCCCTTGCGACTTCACGTTTTCATTTAGCTTGAGCAATGCTCCCGTTTTCGGTGCTCCTGGTGGTGTATATGTGACTATCAGGGCGGTTTTAGCTTTAGGCGGCGTATAACTGACCTGACATGCTCTGTATGTCGTGTCTGTTGCACTCCAACCAAAACTATAGCTAATTACAACATAATCACCACGTGTCAGCGTAGCCACAGCCTGACGCTGCTCGTAGGTTCTTTCATCAAACAAAACAAGCTTGCCCGTTGATACTTTGAGCGCTACGCCCTCTTTACTGCAAAGGTCAAGTAAAAAAGCCATATCCGATTGCTCCGTTTGGTCCAGCCGATCATAGACCGGATTATCTGGCACCTCATACAAAAGTGTCAGTTTAGCGCGAGTAGCAATGTCTTGGGCGATTGAGCGCAGTGAAAGCTTTTCCCATGCTTTGGACCGTTTCTCTCTGCGTGCTCCTACTCCCGCAGGCAAAGACAATGCTTTTATCTGCACGGTATCCGGAGGACCTGCCAGCGTGGCGGAATCAACTTCAAATTTTCCAAGTGGCAGGGTTCGCTTATCCCCCGCAGCAAGCCAATCCAAAACCTGTATAGATGCAGTGATCGTGTCACCCTCCATTGGATTCCACGGCCCTTGCCAGCGCCGCAGGACATCCTCCAGTGTAATCTGTAAATCATCCAATTGCCCTGGGGCGTTATCCGTATAAGATAAATCAATCAGTGATCCAGCAATGTCAGCGCTGATATCCTTGCCGTTATATTCGATTAAAACCAAAGCTCTGCGAGCATTCTGCATGTTATCTCCTCCACGGCGGCAGGTCTGTTGGCAATTCTAGAGGAGCAGGCGGGATTTGTAGCAGCACTCCAGCCGAAAATATGACCGTATCTGCATGCTGACCATTAGCGGAGATAAGCATAGGGAGCATTACAGAACTGCCATAAAACTTGAATGCGATCATATCCCATGTGTCGCCTTGTGTAGTTGTATATGTCACCCCATACTCACCCGCCTTTGCTGCGTTAGCATATTTTTGTACCAGCGTTCCAATTCAGCTTTCCCTTCAGCTATGCCTGCCTTCACTTGTTCAGCCACGTTGCCATCACCACCATTAACCGCGATATTGAAATTGAACACCGGATTTCTTGGACCACTATCCTGCTGCATCAACCCCATAGACGACCCAGCTGACTGCCATAAATCTTTACTGCGCTGACTGTTGTTTTCAGGAATTATCCACTCGTTCGATTTACCTTCACCAACCCAAGCAAGCTCTGGCTGCGTGACGTATCCACCATCAGCATAACCTCCGATGTTTGGAATTTCGGGAATGTTCACACCGAACGTACCGCCGCCCAAGAATTCAGGAATATCAAATGAGAGGCCGTTAACCTTCTTGATCGCCATGTTAATTAGATCGATAGCTATATTAATAGGCGCTGCTATTACGGCACCAACTGTACTAAAAATACCAACCAGTACGCTTTTAACGCCTTCCCAAGCCTTGCCCCAATTACCAGTAAACACGCCTGTAATAAAGTCAATCACTCCACCTAGTACAGTCATCAATCCACTTACTGTGGCTCCAATGCGAGAAATCGTATTAAGTACCAAAATTTTAATAAACGGGAACACAAAGTTGAATGCCGCAAACAACGCATCAAGCACAGGCTTTGTGAAATTCCAAATCGCGGTGAATGCTTCTGCGACTTTCGCACCCACCTCTTGGATTTTAGGCAATATAATTGCGATTGCAGCTGAAACAGCAGGCATAACCTCATTGGCTAGAAATGCGAAAATCATTGATAATACCGGCCATAATTTTGAATAGAGGTACGCAACAACTGGCATGACCGCACCAATGATTTTGGTTGCAACAGAAATAAACGTTTTTGCGATAGATAACAAGATCGGCGCGAGTTGTTTAACAATCTTGCCGATTGATCCCATTACGCCCATGACATGCGGGCTGATTTTATCCCATATTTCGAGTACTTTGTCTCTGAACGTTGTCCATAATCCGATCAAGGAATCAATGTATGATCCAATACCAGATGCACCATCGCCACCGCTGAAGCTATCCCAAATACCAGAAACCACTCCAGATATCTTATCAACCATTGGGCCAATTGCGTTGCCGACCTTATTGAATGCCGCCTGTATGCTAGGCATAGCTTTTTGTAAAAATCCACTGAACTTTTCGAGTAGTGGAAGTGCAGCGTTTGATATGGGGAGCATGATTCCAGTTTGAAGTTGTCGGCCGATGCCTTCGAATGCTTTACCGATTGTTCCATACTTTATTTTCGTAATTTCTCCCATGCTGTCCTTAGTCATATCAAATTTCTTTTCAATATTGCCATACGCCGCTATTACTCGTTCTTCCAAATCTTCTGCCTGTGTACCAAACAATTGAACTGAGGCTTCATTTTTTAGGAAAGGGTCTTGTAAGGAATTAATTGCTTTAACTGTGTCCAAGAACGCTTTTTGAGCGGTCTCTCCACCGGCAGCAAACTGTTTTGTCATCTCAGCGCCATTAAGCCCGATGGTTTTATAAGCATCCATCGACGCTTTGGAACCATCCTTGGTCCGGATGCCAAATTCCTTAATACCGTCTCCGACTTTGTCCAAGTTAAATGCGCCTGCATCAAGACCTGCCGCGAACGTATCGAACATACCCTCTGCTGAGAAGCCTAGTTTAGCGAAATATCCACTATACTCATTCGCGGTATCAAGAAGCTCGCCAGATTTATTCAGACCGTTTTGCGCGCCTTGTGCGAGTAGGTTATAAGCTTCTTCCGAGGTAATGCCAAAGTTTTTCATCATCGTATCAGCCGCTTTAATGCTCTCTGTGACGTCCTCTTTGTAAGCGTCCCTAAACGCAATCGCATTCTTCGTTGTAGCCTCTAGCGCTGACCCTGACTGCTGCGTGACTTGCTCAACCAGCCCCATAGAATCAGCAATATCATATAGATTCTCTCCGATTCCTTGGTTGTATATGTTCTGAGCAGCTGTTTTTAAACCATCCATCTCTTCAGTCGTGGAGCCCGTCATCACTTGCAGTTGTGCCATTGCTTCACTATATTCGCTCGCAAAAGAGTAAACCGCAGCCCCGGCAAGACCAACACCAGCCGCTGCTGCAATCCCTGCACCTGCAACCACAGCAGCACCGCCAAACATAACTCCTCCTGATCCTGCTCCGCCTCCACCACCGGAACCTCCGCCGCTTCCACCTCCACCGCCACCAGAAGGACCGCCAGCATTTTGCAAATCACGCATTCGCCGTTCAAGTTGCTCCACTTCGCGCAAGTAACGAGTCATGTCGTTGCCGAACATATTTCCAGGCATACGGATCGTGCTTATATCCCTTAGATTTCGGACCAACTCTCGCGAGCTAGTGACAGCCTCTCGAAGCTCAGTGAGCATGTTCGTAAATACCCCTGTTGGCATCGAAGTTGTACGAATGTCACGGAAATGTCGTTCAAGGTCCTGCAGCCCGTCACGAAGCGGCCTAACCATATCTCCTGATAGGCGAATACTGTTAAGCGCTCGCGCCTTTGTTTCGAGCTCCGTAAGATCAGAAAGAGCCCGCGTCATGCCAGAGGTATAACTTCCCTCTAGCTTAGCCGCGAGCTCAAATGCAATTTTATATACTTTACCAGCCATACGTCACCTCTTTTTAGGCTGTTGCGCCGCTTTGCCCCATTCCTGCAGTTCGCCTATAGGCAGACTAAGGAAGTAAGGCATCGGCGTATTTAAGGCGCCAGAAAGAGCTGCTATGTGCTTTCGCAACAGCAGCAGCCCTCCGTCTTCAGCCAATCCTAGCCTAGCAAAAAATTTTGCGCTTCCACCGTTAGCTTCGAGAAGTCTTTAGCGGATAATTTATTGAAGAGTTCCGCAGGCTGTTTTGAAGCACGCGCTACAATGTAGACCAGATATGACTTAGAAAGCTCCTTAACCGGAGCGAAGTCTTTTGTTTTAGCCGCTTCTGTGTTGTATTGTCGTTCAGCAGCAAGAATATCGTCACCAGTGAGACTGTCAAAATCAACATCTAACTCCGTGATCGTTTCACCGTCGAACTCTACTGGCTTGCTCAATACAAATTTATTTTCTTTCATTTTATCATTTCCCCTTATTTGCCGAGAGCAGCGCGCTCTGCGGCGAGATAGTCTTTACCGTTAATGATACAAATTGAGTTAAGCTTATCGATTTCAAGCACCACTTTACCCTCTAAAATGATCTTTACATAGACCACTTCAAATTCAATGCTAGTATCCGTTGTTGCGCCAATTTCGAATTTTCCAAGTGACAAACTCTTTGGTATGGCGCGTACTGAAACTTTAGTAGGCGAGCTGCTGTATGTGCCCGCAGAAGAATCCAGCGTCTGCTGTGCGGCTCGGAAATCAATGGCATGCAACTCAGGCGCATTCAGCGCAATAGCTGCAGGGTCAATGGTTCGAAAATTAAGCGTGCATCCCATGCTGCCGTAATGTCCGATTGTTGGGCTGTCAATCTCACCAGCAATGCCTGCGCCTTTGATCGTCTCCGTTAATGCTTCCAAACTCGGGAGCTCAACGTCTGCTGTTCCGAGGTAGGTAGAGCCATTCAGATATACCGAATATCCCGTGATTTTTTCAGGTATTTTCATATGTCAGCTCCTATCCGAATAGCGATCCGAGGTAGCTAGGATCGTACTCCAGAATGAAATTCATTTCTTGTGCAGGTCCTGGCGGCGTTAAATAGACATGAAAACGAATAATGCCGCCAAGTAAGTCCGTTGTCGGGTTTTCGGAAGCGTTAAATTCAACCCGACCACCGAGCAGCGCACCAGTAGACGTTAGCCCGTTCAGCCAAATGTTAATAGAGTCCGTAACCGTCTCAATCAAGCGTTTATTCATAGGGTCGTCTACTTTTGCCCAATAGGTGAGCGTAATCGTGTTTGCTACCCAATCGAACATACGACGAATGGAAATAAAAACGTCCTTCGCGTCCGTGTTCGCTGGATAAGCGCCAGTATTGTTGCCCCAAGCTTTCCACCCGCCTACAAAGTTGAGCGCCGTGACGATGCCTTGTGTGTTAAGGTAGGCAGCTTGATCCGGTCCCAAGTAAACCTCTGTGCCATCAGCAAGCACTGCCGCATTAGCTTGTAACGCTTTGTTTGACGGAGATGCATACGGAACACCGTCATAGGCTGCGTCAGTCGCACCAATCACACCAGCAAGCTGTGTCGATAAATGATACTGTTTGCCTCCCAGCGCCACTTTAGGCCATGTAGCCACTTGCCGTGTAGACGTATAGTTATTGGTATTTTTCCAAGCTGGAGCCTCATTGTATTGATCCGCTCCTGCTGATGTAGCAGGTACGTCGGTCAATGCCAAAGCTTTGAAGTGACCGTTGATGTTCCCTGCTTTCGCAACCATGATTGCCGCAACCGTTGGATCAGTAGAGTAACCAGGCGCTACGATCAAGCTCGGCACAAGTCCGAAACGCGGGAATACTTGATTGATTAATTCCAAGCCTGTTAGCTTTCCTGTGGAAACGTCAACGCCGCCAATAATATCAGCCGAATCAACAACAGAAGGATTGAGACGATCATAGCCAACCTGCAACGCAGTGGCGTTAGCCGGAATGGCACCAGTGGACTTGCGACTGATTACAACATTACCATCCTTGTCGAAATCGATCGTGTAGTCCGTATCCTTTACGTATGGTGTAACGCCGTCTGCGGATTTAACAACCACGCTCGGCAGCATCACGCCTTTGATAGTGATTTTGACCACGCCTGCTGTTACTGGCGTACTAGCAGGTGCAACCGTTGTTTTATGATCTGCCGGATTTAGTACGTTGATAAAAATTACGGGAGACAGGCCAAATAGCCGGAAATGCGAATCCATGAACTCACAAAGGCTATATGAAGAAAAATCATCCGAATAACCGAGTGCCGCGACGGCCTCCGCAAATGAATAGGCTAAAATAGGAACATTGACCGGCAGCGTGGCCGACTTGCTCATATTGATCGGGGCTGTCCCAACGACGACAGGTATCGCAGATGCGACCTGTACCGGGGATACAACCGATGTTGCTTGCTCTGATACTGTAACGCCGTGTGCCATGTTGGCCCCCTATCTTCTCAATGTCATGAGATTTTGATATGCAATGCTTTCAAGCGTGCCCGTTTGCAGAGCCTTTGCTTGCATGGCTGCTGTTTCCGCAACTGGAACGATTAAATCTTTAATGCTAGGCTGCTGCTCCAATAGATCGGTCAAATATACCGGCAGCCCACCGCGAAATACCGTAAACTGTGACAAGCGACCGCCTGGCAGGTTAGGGCCGATGTAAATAAGCTGCTCAACCGGTTCGGTCTTTTCTGGTTTAGGCAACCTTTCTTTCGGCGCTTTTGGTTTTTCTTGTTCCGCTCCTTGTTGGTCGTTCATATCCCTTCCACCTCCTCAGTAATAGTCGGGAGTTTCCATGTCGTGATAGCCTGACCAATGTATTCAGGTACAGGCTGCCCCTCGTAAAACTCCCATTTGTATGGTAGCTCCAGTCGAAATTGTCCTTCTAACGTCCTCTTCTTCAAAAACGCTAACCGGACACGCTCCATTACGTTAAAAACATCTTTCGGCGCTTCGTGCTCCTCTGATTTTGTGCCGAAGTAGAGAATAATGGATATAGCATGACCTTCTTCCATCGCGTCCCCTTTATGCGGTCGAACAATGACATAAGGAAACTCAGGTATGCTTTGATTGGTTAAACTCTTTTCCGGCAGAGAAAATTCATAAACAGTCGGACGCTGCGAGAAATTTTCAGCAAGCACACCTTCGATAAATCTCTTAATTGCTCCACTGAGCAATATCGGGGTAGACAAGCTGCTCACCTCATTTCAAAATACGGCCTATTTCGTGGTCAAGCCGCTTGTGCATCCGTTCCTCAGCTTGTTCCTCAACATGCTTAATAACCTCTGGAGCATTCATCATGACTGCGATAGCGGGGCTTCGTAGTTCTTCAACAGGCAATTCGGGATAATTCCCCTGAGCATTCTTCCTACGCCTAGCGCCACTCTGACCTGTTGGGAACTTCCGCTTCATAACCATAACTTTCGATCCAGTGTTTCGAATATAAGCGGATCTGATTGTCTTGGATTCCCCTTTTCTAACTTCGACCTTTGCTGGTTTCGGTTTACGGGGATTCCAATTTTTCGGACTGTACTTGAAGCGAGTCAAAGGAAGATTCGGGCCGCTCGCTTTAATGATTACCTCGCCAGATGAAGCGGACGCATAAACCAGCTTCAAAGCACCCTTAACCTCGGATGCTTTGATCTGGTATGTTTCCCGAACCTTGCGGCTAGCCTCTGTCATGACACCCTCACCAACGCGGTTGAGAGCTTTGGAAGAGACTTCATCCATACGTTCCTTTAATGCCTTGACGACCTTCACCGCTTCTCGCATGCCTTCTACCTTCAATCTACATTCGCCTCCAGCGTGACCGCATAGATTCCGCAGTCATCCGACGATTTGACTACGCTATATGCAACACCATCCAATGTTAGGCGTACACCTTCACGCGGGATACCATCAAACGCTATATCAAATTCAGCAGCATCAAAATGGACCTGTTTTCGGACAAGAGAAACACCCTCCGCATAAGCAAGAGGGTGTATGTTGTCGGTGGCTTCAGATACAACTGCTCGAATATTTCTGCCATCCAACATATGCAAGCTTGCAAATTCATCTGTATTCATAAAAATCGGGATATCTTGTGCAGCTTGATCTTTAAAGGTACTCATGACTATTTGGCCCGCTTGTTTTTCTGAGGACTTTCAAGACCAGGAATTGAAATGTCAGGGCCTTGATTAGTTGTTTCATCATCAGACTTTGATTCATCATCAGATTCATTTTCCCCTTTATCACCTGCAGGCGGATCAACTGGCTTTTTATCCTCTTTCAGCTCATCGAAATCGTGCTGTTCAAAAACATCCACGACGCCAGCTGCCAAAAGCTCTTGTTCATCTATTTCGCTCAGTCCTTCGATGATATCGCCAGCTTTATAGATATTTTCACCATCGTCGACCTGCCCAACCCTTACTATTACACTCATAACCATAGCCTCCTAGTAAACGTCAGCGACGAACCAACCGTCGACATCGTCAGGGATTGGGATAGGTCGAGACGTCAAACGGATCATACGCGCATCTGCATTTTGGTCTGACCAGGACTTAGGAACTTTCGCACCTTCATATGTGTGAAATTGTCCATCTGCTTCCATCTGTGTAACAGCCCCGTAAGAGAAATTCCCAAGGTTTGGACGGCATAGAATGACATGATCTTCCGGAATGTATGGCTGTTCAACGCCTTCATCATCAATAAACCAGGCAGAATACGTGTAGAGTTCCAAACCGAGACCGGGGAGCTTGCCGCAATAGGTGAGCGCCTCATCAACAATACTAGGATTCATTAAAGCTAGAGTAGCGTTTTGCTGCTTCAACATGTTATCGATTTCTGGATCAGATCGGAATTGCTTCCATGCTCCTTGTCCGAAGATCGCCATTGTTGGTGCTGAACCAGCTGTTTTTATAACATTTAAGCGCCATTGTTCCATATTTTCGTACTTCTTCCCAGCAGATCCTGCATCATTCCACTTAGCCGTGCTTGTGAGCGTGACCTTATTCGTAAACCCGAAATTAATTTCATCTTCAACAAATTGCGAATCGAGTTTATCGATGAAACCTTTAACAACAATCGGTTTGCCTAACAGCAGTTCCCGCGCCATCCACTCAATTCGGCGTGCGACCATATCATCGAGCTCGCTGAGATCCGTACCGAGCAATTGCGCTTGGCGCTGAGCAGGTGTCTGCTGGCTGTACAAATTCTCGCCAATTCCACGCGTCACAAGATCATCAAGTGTTAGGACACGCTGCGGTGCAATTTTGGGCGCCGTGTATTTTTTGGTTTTGTAACCGTCTCGAGCCACGGTAATGCCGCCAACACGCGGCGCAACAAATGGCGCCATTGGTCGCTGGCCCTTTTTGTAATCAAAAAGCACGTCCTCCGTCACGAATGTTTTCGGTGTCGGGAAGAACGTGCTTGAGAAAAATTTACGAAGTGGCAGCATCTTACGAACCGCCTGCAGCATAGTAATCGTTTTATATAAGTCCAAATTCATATTCGATTAATCCTCCTATTCATAGGCCTGAACGTCTTTTAGAAAGATCCCGTTCAGTCGCAAAGTTGCTTCATGATTTGCTGCTGTGTCTGCGCCGCCAAATACGAGCGCATCTCGATTAAATAGGCCAGATGAATACGCTGATGTGGTGACATCGCCTGAGGTCGTATCGATATCATCCGTTAAAATGCAATTGGCCGACTGGCTGCCGTCCGCACTGGTGCTATCTGCTTTTTTCGCTTTCTTTGAAGCTGTTATGATGCCGATAACTGTTCCACGCTTTAGAACCCCTTGCCCGGATGCCACAATAATGCTCTTTGTATCCAAAGGATGCGTAATGCCTGCAATGAGATTGTCAGCTGTGGTCGAGCCGTAATCGTTATTCACGAGATTACCCATTCTATTTGCCCTCCGTTCCTCGTCCTGCGTTAATTGCCGCAGCGATCAAGTCGATATTTTGTGCTTCCTCTTGTTTTTTCAAATCTTCTTGACCTGGTGGTGTTTGAGAATGAATAGAAGCATTCTGTTGAAGCTCCTGCTGTCGATTTTCCATATGTGTGATACCTTTACCCGCATCAGCTTTCATCGAGGCTAGCGCAAGTTCAGCTGCATTCATGGGTGAATCGTATTTCGCAGATGCGACAAGATCACTCGAAATATTCGCTGATATTTCTTCAATGGCTTTCATCCGCGATCTTTCAGCAGTTGTTGCTGCATTCACGACCTCATTGTAAATATCGGGGTAATGCTTTTTGAAATCGTCCATGTTTTTGATTTCCAAGACGTTCACACGCTCCTTTGTATGATTTTGAACTAGTGGAATGATCGGGAATGAAGGCGCAAGCACAGCCTGATTTGAAATGATCGGCCGACTAGTGAACTGCGACATATCATGCGTGACAGAATTGACGACCATATAGCGATTGTCATTTGTAATAGAAGCCTCGACTTTTTCTTCGAACATGATCTCATCGACAAAGCCTTCTTTCTTTGCCTCTTCTGCCGTCATCCATTTTTCCTCGGTCATCAGGGCTGAAAGCTCCGCTCGATCGCGTCCGGTTTTGTTCATATAGGCGTTCATAATGCTGTTCTTCGAAGTTTCGAGAATAGCCTTCATCTTGTCCATATCGCCCGAATTGTAAAGACCATACAACATAAGCAAAGGATCATGAATCATCACCTGTGCAGCAGCAGGTGCTTTAATGACGTCTGCTGCCATAATAATAATCGTCATCGCGCTCGCCGCCATGCCTTCGATAATGGCCGTAACGTTTGCTGGATGGCTTTTGAGCTGCGTATATATCGCGATTGCAGCTGAAACGTCACCGCCTCCAGAGTTTACCCGGACCGTTAGGTCTGTGATTGCCCCGAGTGCTTTAAGATCATCCGCAAATTGACGGGGATAAATTCCATCATTCCCTTCCACCCACCAAGGCTTTTCTGACTTGATACTCCCGTATAGAATCAGTTCTCCTGCTGCCGGATTAATGCTGTTAAATTGCCAAAACTTATTCATCTTCTTGTTTCACCTCCTTCTCAGGTTCTATTGCTGGCGAGATTGCCACAACCACGCCAGCCTTTGCAAGCACGTTTTTCTCAACGGCCAGTTGCTGGACGTTAGTCCAAAAATCCGATCCATTAATTTCGATGGCTTCCCGCTCATGTGTACTAAGACCAAGCGCAATACGCTTCTCAGATGCCAGAACCTCTTTAACGGGATCGAGCTGACCGGGAGCTGGACCATTCCATTCGGCTGCAACCCACGCTTTACGAATTGTAGGATCATTAAAGAAGCCCGGCGCGTGAATACGTCCAAGTGCGATTGCCTCTGCCAGCCATTCCTCATACACCGGCTGACAAAACTCTTTGGCCGTCCATTGCCGTCTCATACGAAACATCTTCCAAGCCTCCAACAAGGCAGCACGGGAGGCCGAGTATGATGATTGAAAGGATTTAAGAAGCAGTTCATAGGGAATTTCAATCGCCGCGCCGATATGCCGACATAGCGCCGTAACAAAAGGATCAAAATTCGCATTTGGTCGCCCAGGATTCGCAATTTCAACATCCTCGCCTGGCTCGAGTACATTAATCGCGCCGATGCCCATTTCGTATGCGTTCGGATCGCCAGCAGCCACTTGCTGCTCTGGCGCTATCATGTTTCCAAGTGGAATATCCGATGATGGTCCATTTGATTTAATGAATACCGTAAACATGCCTGCAATGACGCTCGCCATCAGTTCGGCCTCTGTGTACCTTGTGAGCTGCTTAAGCGTTTCGATTACCGGCGCAAGAAATGGAACACCTCTTCGCTGTTCGGCTCGCTCCGTATCCATAAGATGAAGAATGTTCGGGCTGCCCGTTTGCGAGCCATATGCCTCCACTCTTATCCAGTTACGCGTTTGATTCACACTGTAATCTGTCTGGTATGAATTCGCGATATGATAGGCGACTAGTGCTCCGTTCTGATCAACCTCTACGCCCGATATGATACGATTTCCATTACTCGCCTTTCCTTCTACCATATCGCCGATAACATTCGAGCTCATTGGTGTACTAATCCGGTCGGCTTCTATCAGATGAAGGCGTAAACCATACGGCATCCAGGGCGTCCGCTTCTCGTTTCGAAACAAAGCAAACGAATCGCCATTCATAAGCATGCCAAGGAATGCAATGCCCTGCTGATCATAGAAGTCGTTCATTTTAATGGCATCTGAATGCTTTGATTCCGCCCAAATAGCAAATTCTTTCTCGACTTTGCCACGCCATTCATCGGCTTGCTCGTTACTCATGCCTAAGACTTCCGCGTCAATCCTTGATTTAAGCCGAAGTCCCGAACCTATCACATTCGTTCTAGCCGTTTTAAGAGCAGCCGCGCCTATTGGTCCGTTCATGTAAAGATCTCTTGAACGGCCTCGAAGCGTTTCAAGCGAGCGATCAATGTCATCCTTTGGATTTAATGCATTCGCAATCCAACCGCGCATGCTTTTCTTTTGATGACTAGCTCCGCCTTGCTCGTATCCATTTAACACCTTCGTCACTTCACGTGCAGCCACGCGCCGCATACCTGCTTCGGGGTTGAAGAAAGACACCAATCGATCGGTCATGTTCAAATTATTCACCCTCCTTCCCAATCCAAAGCATGCTAAATATCACGAGGTATAACGCCAAATACGCGGTTACGACCACGTCCGGCAGCCTTGGATTCCTCAACTGCAATCTCTCTTTCAAGCTGTTTAATCATGATCGTAATTTCTGATAAATTTGCTCTCGTCAAATTACGACCAGCAATGGCATAACTCTGTGCACCCGTCAGAATGGCTGTTTCGCATTGCAGATAAGCAAGCCTGCGTTGTTTCAGCTCTAGCAATCTTTCACTCAATCGTATCTCTCCTATCCGATTCCTTTATTCACGACACCTTTTCGCCGCCGCGCTGGTGGAGAAGCAGTTTTTGCCTTCGATGGTTCATTCTCTTCCTGCCTTCGCTGTAACAGTGCAGCAAGGACCGTCTCCCCACCAATGATTTCAAGGGCGACATTGGCATAATTCCGACAGTCAAGCGGCTCGTTTCGGGAACCGGCTCTTTTCAATTCCCAATGAAATGATGGCCTGCCTTTGACATAACGCATAACCTTATGCTCAGACGTTAGTCCTTTAAAATAACTCTCATCGTAGTCAGGCGAAGCCGGAAAATGACAATAGCCCGCTCCGATGGTATCCGAAGCAAGCCGCGACGCTAATGTATCCTTACCAACGTCAACACCTATATTAAAGAGCCAAACACCTGCGTCATTCTTCCTTTTAGGTTTCATGATTAAAGGGATACCATTTCCGCCTTTACCTTTTATTGCCCAAACTCGACGCAGCTCCCTCTTTTTACAGTACGTATATACTGCTTTTGTAAAGTGACCGCCCGTATCGATCGCCGTCGACATCACCTGCATGTCTACGCCGTCTGATCGAGCAAACGAAGCATTAATGACTTGAGCGTCGAGCATATCCCAAACGTGCTTTTGCCCCGGATTACCCATGATAACTCCGTACTTAATACCCCAACTCTCCGCTTCCTCGCCCCAGCCAACAATTTCATACTCCAATCGATTATCCTGAACGTCAACCCCACATGTGAGCAGCAGAACTTCGTCCGGTACATCAGCAGGATAAGGCTCGCAACGCTTCATCAGTCCTTCTGATTCAACACCAGTTCCGCGTTCTTCCCACGTTTCTGCAAGCGACGTATTCGTCCACGTCTTTAATTGTTCAACCCCGCCCCGCTTGGCCTCCATAAAGTTTTGAACGACCTCAGACCAGGAAACAAATGTACTCGACAGCTCATTAAGATGGAATCCTCTTGTCTTTGCATTCTTTTTACGTGCAATCCACTTTGCTTCAACAGCCTTCCATACATATTCGTCATGCATTTCTCCGCAAGAGCGGCAAGCATGAGTAACGTCACTTGCTGTTTTCGTTTCCTCATCATAGGTGAAGTGAAGCTGCGGCCATGTCAATGGCTGGTATTCTTCGCAGCTAGGACATGGATAACAATATTGCTCCATGGTGCTTTGTTCATAAGCAAATTCAATGCGTGATATCCCTTTGGTTGTCGGCGTACTGACTAAGATTCGCTTTCGATTCCAAAACGTTGTCGTTCTTTTCGTAACCAAGTTAACCGGATCGCCTTCTGTACCTGCTGATGCTGGATAACGGTCCACCTCATCAAGCAATACAACACGAATCGGGCGACTCGCGAGTGATGAAGGCGCATTTGAACCAGCTAACGTGATATGTCCACCAGGGAACTTCTTGTGCAAGAGGGTGTTGCCGCTATCCCTTGACTTTACATCTCTTACTTTATCCCTTAGTTTCGGCGTATCCCTAAGCATTGGCGCTAACCGATCCTTTGAGAAAGCTTCAGCAAGTAGCTCCGTAGGTTGTACCAACATAATAGGAGCCGGATCTTGATCAATGTAATAACCGATTGTATTGAGAATAATTTCGGTTTTACCGACCTGAGCCGACCACATTAAAACAATGGTTTCTACACTCGGGTCATTCAGGGCATCCATCGGACCACGTTGGAACGGAGCTCGACTTGTTCGCCACTGACCAGGCTCAGCAGAAGCTTCTGGTGACAACTTCCGATGAGCATCAGCCCATTCTGATACTGTCAGCTGTGGTGGCGGTGCAACAACCTTCGCACAAGCCCGAAAGAGTCGAAATAACTTATCCAGTTTCGCCATCGGCATGTTCCTCGATAAAGCTTTCGTTTAATTCATGGAATTTCTGCGGATCGTAAAGAGTTAACTCGTTTAATGCCTCATAAACTGCATCGCCAAGGATCTGCAGGATGACCGGCATTTTTTTGCCCACCAACTGCGCTGATAACTTAGTTGGAATGGCAAGCACACGGGAGCGGAACGCAGCAATCATATCGTTCATAACGAGGGAAACATCTTCGGAACGATGGAGTTCTCCTTTCATAACCGATAAATTCATTTCAGCCATCTGCCGCTTTGCTCGTTCATGCAGCGCTCGCTCACCAAAATAATCTACCTCTGCATCGGCTCCACCATCTTTCACCTGCAATTGTTGAATATATTGTTGCACGCTGACGACAAGCTTATATTTACCGCGATTCAGTTTTACAAGAATGCCTTCCTCGGCCAGCTGCTGAATACGTCTAGGACTTAAATTCAGCAGCTTCGCCATCTGGTTTGTGGTAAAAAGCATTTCGCTTTCGTCTTTTTTTTCGTTTGCCATTTCGCTTTGTCCGCCCCCTTCCTTATCACATGAAAACGCAAAGAACCCTTGACATATAAGGGTTAATGGTCCCTGTTTATTTATACATGACCATGAATACGTATGAATCACGAAACGCAACGATCATATTTTTTTTGTCGCTAGATGAAATTCGGGCTCACGCGCACCCGCAGTCGTTTGAAGTCCCAGAAGTACCTTTTTGGGCTGAATTGGAACGTTGCAGATGGTCTGAAATGGTAGTTATCCACTGCTTGACCATGTTATCCACGACTTCCTCATATCTTATTAGAGAGCATAACTCGTACTTCTGTTTTTTTCCTTACTCTTATAAGGCTTCAGAGCTTTTCAACATTTGAGTTATATACTCGCCTAATAAGCGGAACTCATAAGCCGAAGCGCCTCATCGCGTTGTTAACCATATCTTGATCCATACCGATATATCTCATCGTAATAGCCTTGTCTGAATGATTAAGCATCTTCTGAACAAGAGTAATGTCCTTGGTCAATTGATACATATGATAACCAAAAGTCTTGCGAAGCGTATGCGTCCCAATATCTACAAGGCCAAATTCTTTAGCAGCTGCTCTCATAATCTTATAAGCCATATCTCGCTTGATCGGCTTGTTTGCGCCGCCTTGCCTTGAAGGAAATAGGTAATCATCAATATCCATTTTCATCGTATATTTTTTTATCTCCCGTTTAATGGTCGGATTTAGCTCAACGAATCTCCTTTTTTTAGTTTTCATCTCAAACATGACAAGTTGATCACGATCTAACACATCTCGGACACGTACCCCTAAAATATCTTGTATGCGTAAACCTGTGTTAATACCGAAAACAAACATCATATAATTTCGATTACTTTGTTTTTTTAAATAATCTTTGATTTCTTCAATCATTTCCTGATTTCGGATCGGTTGAACGAAATTCATATGATCACCTCACAAAAAAAAGCACCCCTTGGGGTGCTTACTTATTACGCTACTTCAAAAGAATTACTTATTTTAGAATAAAAATCTTTTGACTTTGCTTCTAATGTGTATTCATGAATTCCCTGTCTTGCAAATTTCACTTGTATTTCTGCCAAGAAGAATTTATCAGAACTATTTTGTAGATTTGTAACTGTATTTATTGGAATTGTATACTCATAATCATCTGCAAATGTTCTAGGAAATACTTGCGACCCACAAATCAGTATTGGTCCCCATGTGCATTTTGTTGTAATTTTAATGTCAGGCGGTGGCGTTATACTAAAAGGTGCATTCATTATGATTTGTATTTCTCTGTCCGTATCCTTAGTTAATACACCTCCTCCTTTTGGATGTAAGGCTAGGTACATCCGATTATCTCCATAGGAATTTGACTGAAATAATAATTGGGAAGTTTTTAAATTAGCTTCCACAACTTGCTTTTCTGCTTTAGTCAAGTCATCTTCAGCTGTTTTCAAGTTAGATTTTAATGAATTATTCTGAGATAATAAGTGTTGAACCACTACTGCATATATCAGTATCCCACTTAGGTATAATAGAATCTCTCGTCTATTATATTCCCCACCTAATATCGCTCCAAAGATCGCCAGGGTTGCCAATGATAAAATATTAATTATTGTTTTCCACATACGGAAAGTCCTCTATAAAGTTAATTAGTGTATTTATATCACTCGTATTTATCGATATCATCCCTTTTTTTGCAATCGATATAAATAAATTATTACTTAACATTAATAAATAGGATATTGTGTGTTTGATTTTCATTTTTGATTTAAGCAGATCAGTATTAACAGCTTCATAGGACCAGTCTTCACCATCAGGATCAATCATTTCCAATTGTTTGATATAACCATCATAATTATCAAGAATTTTACAAATAGTTTCACTTGAAAACGACATTCGCTCAGTAACAATATCTATTTCCATTAAATATTTTGCTATTTCTTCAGAATATTTATCATTAATATATTCTACAAACATTAGATTTGTTTTCTTTTGAACAAATGTATTAATATATTGCGACATTGGCATGTTCATTTGATTTCCAACAATTTTAGTACCCCACACATACTCATCTCTAAGATTAAATACTATGTGTATAATGTCCTCGTTAATATTGTTAAAATGGAATATACTTGTATCGTCTTTGGACATAATCTGAACACTTTTCTTTGCTTTATTTATTTCACTTTTTTTATCAATTTTAAAAGTAGAAAACTTCATGAATATCACCTCTTAAACACTATAATGGTGTAGGGTTTGTAAAAGTACTAATTGGAACTTCTTTACATCCTCATCATTCCCAAATTCGTCAGTATTAATAAATATTCGGTTACCGCCTTCTTTATACAGCTTTACACTTATCATTGGTCTTGTATTCGGATCTCTATCTTCAAACACAATAGGATGTTCAAAGGTCAGTTGGTTCATCTTTCCGTGATCTCGGTATTCTTGGTCTACACGCGATTCCGATGTATCAGTGGGATCTATTTCAAACGATACCTTCCTAGTTTTATCTCCGCTTTTTTCAATTTTATCAATTTTAACTGCTCTCCACTCAAAATCATTTTGAATTTTCCGAATTAGTGAGTCAGTTACTTTAAATGAAGATATTTTAAAGCCCAATGTCTCTAATATACTTTTCACTCGAGATTTGGAACCTTCTTCTGCTGACCAATCAAATTTCATAATCACATAATTATTGTCTGTGATCATCAAACTTGATCTGTTAAAGTACTTATGTTGTATCTTATTTGATCTTATTGAATCCCCTGTTATTTCAGCAGGATAATAATACCCTAAACTGTTCTCAGTTGTTGTAAAACATTCAATGTATCTTAGACCTTCATTATTTTCTTTTATTTGTATATTAACAAAGCCTTCGCCAGATATTCTCCCATCATCGGTAGGCATCAATTTTTGTTCCATTGCTACCTTAACCTTTTGCAAATCTAAACAACCATTTGAATCTGATAAAAAAAAATCAGGTTGATGGGAAGTGCTTAGGCCATATATAACTATGCTCGACATTCACATGACCCCTTTGGATTGAAATATATTACAAATAAACCATATGGGGTCGTAAATGTCTATGACTTTTTACTTATTTTAAAAAATACATGCCTAGATAACAGACAAATTTTAACCATGATGAAAGTTCCTACTTCTATTCCAACCTTAATTATGATATATTTGTTTCAAATCCGAAAGCATCGGTCAAAGAGTCGTGTGGGAAAGCATCCCTGCGGCTCTTTTTGTTTGCCCTGCAAGGTGTGTTACCAAGATGAAGGTGCCTCCTCATCATAGTTTCAGGTGCTACCTGACAGTGCAGGGCTGCTCTCTCATAAGTAGTTATCAACTACATATTGATGAGAGTCTATATGTGAAGCGCTATATGCGCTTGTCACTGTTGTCTACCGTGACGGCATTCTTTTCGATTGCGAGGCGCTGGAGCTGCCTGCTGGGATTTTTCGAGTAGCCTCTTTAGCCTTCTTTTCATCTTTTGGACACCTCACTCTGCTACAGAAATGTTTTGATCCTTCGTGCCTGCCCCATGGACAGTCTCGGCATTTAGCCGGTTGCTGTTTGATATCGCTTACTGTGGGTAATCGTCTTGTAAACCTAACCGGATCTCCTCCTATACATAGAAAAAGGAGCCGCATTAGCGACTCCTTGGAATTATCAATTGGTCAGCTCGTCGGAATCATCCGGCAAACTGAACAAGGGACAAGTCAACCTTGTTAAGGGCATTTAACCCCACCTCATCATCACACGCTTGGCGACTGGCGCCTAAGGTCTAAAAGACCCACCGCGTGACCGAGTCCTACAAGTAATAAGGGTACAGTAGGATTCACCCGAGCATTGCTGCTCTATGAATCTAACTGTACCCCTTAGGCACTCTTATTTTTGACGCTGTTTTAACGCGATTTACGCGCAAATTTTTCACGTTTCCCAAAGCTTGAGCGTATTTGCTATCGACTAAGTACCCTTATTGATTTTGCGATCAACCGTTGAACCGTGCCATATCTCGAATCACGCAACGGTTATATGGTGCGGCTTCCTCTTATTATACCTAACGTCAATCATTCGCTTACTTCGTAATCTTGTATTAGGTTTACTGCTCGATCTATGGTGCCGACGCTTGATTTATAGGCAATGTAGATGCCCAATTGAGCAAATGATTCGATTTCTTTTACCTCAAAACTATCTGCATGAGAGCTTCCATGTCTCTTATGAGCTAAACCTTTTCCATATCAACACCTCACACATATTCCTCTTTAAAATTTTCAAAATAAAAAGCTTCTGGACTACGTGGTCTACTGCAATTAAAAATATTTCATATAAGGTGGCGCTGCAATCTTGCAGGAATTCTAACATATTTGCCGAAATTTAGGAATGAATATAAAAATAGATAGGTGGTTTTCATATGGCTTTTAGTATTTTAAACTGGGTAAATCAAAGAGTATCCGTAACAAGTATCGATAATAAGACGATTACAGGCAAATTTGAGAATGCTGATCCCGAGTTTAATGTTCTAGTACTTACTGACGATGACGGTGAAATATACGGCATCCCTCTCACAGCTGTTAGGTACATATCACTATTGTCAAAGTAATACTATAGGCGCCTAACGGCGTCTTTTTTATTTCCAAAACCACCATCTCCCCTAACCGTCTTAGCAATATGACATAACCAGCATAGCGCGTACCGATTGGGTCGGTCCCTGAAAAGCACCTTGTCGCCCTTGTGAGGTATGATGTGATCGACTACCATTGCCTATATTACCTTCCCCTTTTCATAACCAGCTACACAATCATTACTTGCATAGAAAACCAACCAGAGCCTTGCACCATAATGCGCCGCAGCCCCTCTCTCCTTGTCATACCTCTGCTAAACAATTATTCAAACTCCTAAATAAAGGTATATAATATCCAACCAAAAAAACGAAATAACAATAATAAATTCACTTTCCAATATTTTATCCAATAAAAAATATCAGTATTTATACTTAAAAAATTAGTTCAAATTACTCATTTTTGTAAAATAACGTTTATTACAAATTAATAAAGAAGGATTTTCCAATATTGAGTAGAATATTACACTCAACGCCCTTTATGGGTGATTAAATAAATTTTAGGAGAGTGTTTTGATTTGAAGAAGAAAATGGTTGCAGGTATGTTAGCTTTAGGTTTGACGATCGGTGCAATAGCTCCAGTTTCTGCATCAGCACAAGTAGCAAACACAGTAAGTGACAACACGCTATCAGTAAATTTTAAGAATGTGAATTTCGCTGCTTTAAATGACGCCTATCTAATAGAATCTTATATCACTGTCAGTGATGCAGGTATTCTTGTTATAGATGATGACGGACGTGCTTTAGTATCACAAGAAACTTTTAAAATGGTTCAAGATGGAATAGACATACTAAACACTTCGATTTTAGCTGGTAATTCTGTTATTGACATGGAAGCAAGAAGTGTTGTTCCAGTTACTAATTCATCATTAAACTCAGGTATGATTACTCCATATGCTAGTGCAGGGACTTACTGGTGGGGCGTAGCATTAACTATGAACGAACAAGAAGCTAGTGATCTTATATATACCCTAAGACAAATCAGTTTAGGGTTTGTCGCTGAAGCAGGACTTGCAGTAATGTTTGCTACAATTGTAGGTGGACCTGTAACATGGTCTGCTGCAGCTGCCGGAACTCTTGTTACTCTTGGAACTACCCTGGTAGCAAATAGCTTGGAGCATCATAACAACAAAAAAGGTGTTACATTAAATATACATTGGCTACTTGTGCCATATTATGAAGTAACAAAGAATTCTTAAGCTATATTATGTTATAATAATCATAAAAAAAGAGGTGCTATCTGATTATGTCACCAATTGCAATTGGGATTATAAGCATTTTCGCGCTTTTGTCCTTTTATGGTTTAATTACTGTTTTAGTCATAAAACTGATTTTCAAACGATCTGTCAAACCCAATCTTAATAGTGCTTATTTCATTTTAGGAATTATTATATTAGGATCTATTATAAGTTTTAGCGTCTCCGATAAGCAGCCTTTAACATATACCTATACAATCTTTACATTGTTCATCATCACCTCAGCTGCAATATATCGAAATAGGAGAAAGCTTTAATTTAAAACTGCTAAGAGTATTTACTCTTAGCAGTTTTTCTTTATATAAAACATACATTCGTAACATTGAATTCAACAAAGTTTCCAATATTAAGAGTGAAAAAGTACCCCTTCTTCAAATGACCGAAACCCTTAATTCGATTAATTGAACAATGGACAAGTCAACCTTGTTAAGAGCATTTAACCCCACCACATCATCACACGCTAGACAACTGGCGCCTAAGGTCTCATAGTCCCAGCGCGGCCGAGTCATAAAAGTAATAAGGGTACAGTTAGATTAACACGAGCAATGTTCAGCTCTATGAATCTAAATGTACCTTGTATCCACTCTTATTTTTGATGCTGTTTTCTCGCGATTTACACGCAAATTTTTCATGTTTCCCAAAGCTTGAGCATATTCGCGATAGACTCAATACCTTTATTGATTTTGCGGTCAACTGTTGAACGGTGCCATATCTCGAATCGCGCAACGGTCACATGATGTGGCTGCCCTTTAATATACCTGACGTGGATCATGCGCTTAATATCATCGTCTTGAATTAGGTTAACCGCACGGTCGATGGCACTGACGCTTGCTTTATAGGCATTGTATACGCCTACTTGCTTTGGAGCAAGTGAATCAATCCCTTTTACTTCAAAATCATCGACCACTGATTTCATGCGGCGATACCGTGATAAGGCAGCTTTCGCTATTTTTAATTCTGATTTAGTTGCCTTTGGAAATAATTCTATCTGTTCACCATACCAGTCCAATGCCATTGCCAACATTTCCCTCATCCCCTTTATGTTATAATGGTTGATGAGAGTTTAACCAAAGACCTCCGGCGCCCGTTCCCCAACTGATGCCGGAGGCTTTATTAATTCCCTTTGTTCAGTTCTTCTTTTAAAACTTCTGCGAATATCGGTGCAACAACCTCACAAAAGGTCATCGCTCGGCGGTCGCCAATCGTTTCAACGTCCATACAATGAGCAAAGTAATCTCCATTAAAGAACTCGTTCAGGTATCTGGCATTCCATAGCAGCCCCCAAAACGCATCTGCAGACATTTCCCCCTCATTTTCAATGCTCTCCAGCTCGTCCCAAGCATCTCTAACGCGATTGTTGAGCAATGGGTATATCCTCTTCTTGTCTATTAGCATATAAGTGAAAGAACGTCTCTTTTCTCTGTACTGCTGCAGTAGCTCTTTCTTTAAAAATGCAATATTCATTTCTGGGTCCACTCTGGAAGCTCTGTCACGGTCGTGGATTTTATCATACAAATAGCCTTGCGCTTCCCCTCCGTGGCAAACTCTGATTAGAAATGCTTTGAAATTTTCGTTATCCGACATGCGCCAGAAGTGATTAAAATTACCGCAGTCACTAATGACATTAAGATCGCCAGTTTTATTAATGGTGATTGTGGCCCATTGGCAACGATGGCTGCCGATCTGTAGGCGATAAACTTCCGATACATCCTTTTCAATCCGATAGACAACTGGCTTAGCGTCTTGTGTCACAACAGCGCTTTGCACTGTATTAGGCATGTGCAGCAGCCTCCTTTTTTGTGTAGTCACGAATGACATTACCTTTCTTATCGAAAAACTTTGTTTCCCACCATGGGTGGCAGTTCTCTCCCCACCATTTCCCGTCAAAGCACACAAGGAGATTAAAGCCGTGACTTCCGACAATAGTTCCCATGCTTCCAGCTACTTCTATTCGCATTCCCATCTTGGCGAATTCCAAATTGCGGTTATTCTTCATGTCTTCAAACAGGTTGCTATTACCGAACAAGTCCGATGGTTTAAAACCGCCAACCTTACGGCATTTGATGAATTTTAAGAATTCGAAGAATGTCATATCGTAGGCGTCGCTGAATTCCAAATAGCAAGCGTATTTAGCTGCACCAGCTGTCTTTCCCTGTACTGTCTTTGAGTAATCCGGATTGTTCCTAAAAAAATCAGGAAAACTTATTTCATATGTGTTCATTGCCCACATGCCTCCTCATGTTCTTGCGTATTCATTCCATCATTTCTAGAGCATATTCATACTGCTCTTTCGTAATTTCAATGTTAATCGGCTCGTACGCTTCGCAGACGCCATCAAAATCTAGAGATATAAATGGGTCTTTCCCAAATTTTGCGGTCAATATCCGTTTATGCTCGGCGTGAAGCATTTGGTGTTCTTCGAAATCTTTAGCAGTTGGTGCCGATAAATCTTGACGAACAATCATGTATGCGTTCTGGATGTCGTTCATGGTTACGTCTAGATTTTCGTCATCCCAATCCCCAACCTCCATACTAGATGCCAGATACCTGTCTGGATTCGTTTTATTTCTCATGACCATTACCGGCACTCTTTCCATTTCTCATCCCTCCAAGTTCCTCAATATTCATCCATTGTCCGTAACTCTCCAATACAGCTTTAAGGGCAGCATTGTAAATTCTAAAAGGGTGTATCCCAACAGAGATGAATTACGAACAGCAAGTCCAATGTTCCAGTTATTCCAGTCAAGTCCAATGTAAAATCTTCGCAACCGAATCACCTCATGTCCTTCCGTATTCAAATCCGTTAATCATATACCGATAAATTATTTATTGGAGGTGAATTGTAATGTTTAGTACAATTGTCAAATACATCAACAGTGTGTTATATGTGCTAAAGTTTTCATTCTATTCTATAATTGCTTTCTATCTATATTTTCAAATTAAAGCAGCAGATTACCCGAAAAATATAAAGGTAGAAGAATTTTTAGACTGGTCCGATAGTGTATTATTACATTTTTTATGTGCTGTCGCTGCAGTCGAAGCAATACATATTGCGATAAAACCATTTCTTTCATGGGCGAAATATTTAGATGAAAGAAATATAGAAAATATTGAGAGACAATTCCGCAACTACAAATAATTAAATCCATCATTAAATCTCCTTATATTTTTTTTAGGAATTAATATAAGGGGTTTTTGTCTTTCAAATCACATTAGTTTCATTTGATCTTCATTATTCAAACGCTCTTCTTAACTCAAAATTGGATTTGCTCTTTTCCATTCTGCAATTACAGGTCGATCACCGCACCAATTACACTTCAACCAAGAGACATCCGGAAGCTTTCTATCTTCCAAATTTGCGATTGTCGTAGCTCCACATGACGGACACTTAACTGCTTCCGTATTCAACTTTAATCGCGAATCATCGGAGTCTAGTTGACCACTATTAATTGCATCTTCCAATTTATCAAATGATGCCACTGACGATTTGTCATCATCCCAAAAACCTTCTGCTTCTGTATTGTTCTCAATCCAATAAAGCAGCTTCTTTGCACTTATCGATCTGTCTTGCAAGACAATTACCTCCCATGTATTTCGATATTCATTATGTTGTATCAGCTGATTTTCCCGCCTTTTCTTAACAGGCATGCATTGAGGAATACCGCGAACAAATGATCATCCCACGAACATATCCCATCCTCTAAATCAAATCCTTTTGCCCCGTTAAATAAATTCATGGCAGCTAGAACAAGGCGTCTCCCGCCTCCAGACAATCCTGCGAAACGTTGTCCTCCAACGATCATATTCCCTTGATCGTCCAGTTCTTTAAAATCGCGACGATAGTAATTGCCGTTCCTTGAGTAATCCCAATCGTCGGATTCTTTCACTTTTACCGTTTTAAAGTCGTAGCACCATGAAAAGAGCCATTCTAGTTCGTTGATGTCGCCTACATGATTAAACACATGCGGTAATGCTACGATGTACACTGCGGAACGATAATCGCTCGCTGTCTCAACTTGAGGATATCTTTCTTTCAGTTTTAAAAAATTAGCCGAATGTTCAGCGCTTGTGAATTGCACATTTTTTCCTTTTGTCATCTGAAAACGCTCCTTAGAAAAGTGTTAATTGCTTAAAATCAATCGACTGCGCATCCCGCTGCCATGCTTCCTCGCTGTAAGAGCCGACTGCTTCCTTGCTGCGGTAAAATATCCTCACTTGACCGTTTGGGACCTTAACGCGCTTTTCAAATCTCACCTTCTGCCCTTCAATCCTATGACTCCATTCTCCCGGACGGCTTTGTAGGATACTCTGGGCCAGTTTGGTGCACTCCTTCCAAGATATTTTTTGCACTGTGCTCCTCCTTACCTACCGACTTGTTGAAATTGCCGACGTAATAACTCAGCCTGCGCTGCGGCCTTATCTGCCCAGCCTGCCTCATCGTCTTCAAAGGCGATGTTCCTAAGCTGCACCTTGGTTGCTTTGCTATAATCAAGCTTCATCAGTCAATGCACTCAAATTTCTTTTGCCCGCCTGGCATTGCTCCCCAATGGCTCCCTAGCATTGCTGCTATGTCCGATTGTGGTAATAATCCAATGAGAGCTATAAGAATCTCTTCTCTTGGACGGCGGTATCGATTAGCAATCCGCTGTATCGACTTACCTTCCCTGTGCATCTGGACAATGATTTTCGTTTGTTCTTTGCTCCAAGAAAAGTCGTATTCGTCGCAAACGATAACCTTTCGTTCAGTCTTGATTTTTGTCATATGACCACCCCTCACGCGATGTCGTTAATTCGCCTCATCGCATCTTCTTGCCGCTTGGACGAAGCTAAGTTCTCGTATATTTCACATGAGCCTATGATTCTATCGATCAACCGACCGTAATTATCGAGCGGTTCGCCGTTCTTGCCCTTCGCAAACCAATTTCCCAAACGATTCAGATCTAAATTGCTCGTATAATTGGTTTTCTTTCCCATCCGACCATTGATGATTGGGAACAAAATATCGTTAAATTCCGTTTCTGTCAGTACGCCAGATCCAATCTCATCAAGCGTGAGCAAATCGCAATCAACGGCGGCTGTGATGATGTCGGTCAGCGAAACTTTGCTACTGTGCTTAAAAGTGTCCTTGGCAATGTTGAATAGTTGCGACACGTCGAGGAAGAGGCAAACATAACCTTGCTTGTCCAATTCGTGATGCACCGCAGCCATGAGATGGCTTTTTCCATTACCAGGAGTACCATACAGCATTAAGCCTAGTTCTGTTGATTCGAAATCATTTGCAAACTTCTTGGCCTCGTAAAGCACACTTTCTGTCCCTCTTCGAGGTTCGAAGTTTTCGAAGGATGCTCGCTTGAGTCGGTCACTCATGATGCTTCGCTTATAATGCCGCTCAAGCCGATCACGCCGCGCTTTCCGTTCGCGTTCGAATTCTTCCTTCTCCATTTGTAATGCGACGCACTTGCAAACCGCTGGCATTGCGTATTTGTTGAAGAGTGGGAAGAACACTCTTTTCATCTCGACTTGGCAGTTCAAACAACTGTACGTGCCGTCGTGTGGGTCATCTGCGAACAAAGAGGTCGAAGTTTTGTTGGGAACCGACAGGAAGGCTTCCGTTATTTGCTGAGCGTTCATCTTTTTCACCTCCGCGAGAATGAAGTTGTATTATTTTTTTGGAGTCGCTATCCATCTCAACTCCCAGCCGCTCGAATTGTTTCCGCAGCTTGCCGGGGCTCAAAATGTTTTTTTGCCAAAAATGATGTGAAGTTGCCCATTCGATAATGGTCTTTACTTGCTCCTTATCTCTCTTGTCCAGTTCAAGGATTTTCCGGCATTCATCTGCCCAAAGTTGGTAATTAGGCTCCTGAACCTTATCTGTCCATTCTTTGATTTTCGAGTAAAAGAAGACCGCCATTTTGAAAGGAGATGAATCCTCGACATACGCCATGCGTTGACGAGTTGTCTTTATCTCTTTCTTGTTTACATTGTTATAATTGTTATAATTGTTGTTTGTGATCACTTGTTGATCATTTGATGATACGTTGTTGATCACTTGCTGATCATCTGTTGATCGTTTGTTGATCACTTGTTGATCATTTTCCGGTTTATGATCTTGGTATAAGTCCCAATTCACTATAGAAACAACGGAAAATTTGGTTGTTGGTTTGATGATCAAAAATTGACTTTTTTCTAAAAACTCAAGCCATCGCCAGACCGTTACGGCGCTCTTTTTTTGATCGTTTTTAAGACCGGAATTATACATCTCGTGAAGGTCGAAACGGCCAGTTACAAATTCTCCTGCTTGAAGCTCAACCGTCTGCCTGCCGATCATTTGATTTCGATTCGTGTGACTCGCTTCCGTCAAACAAATGAGCCACAACCTTAACAGCTCCATGTCGTTGAACACTGGGTTTTTACGTATTTTCCGATGAAGGCATATCCACCCATCCATTAACTCTTTTCACCTCCTGTTAGCCGTTTTAAGGTATGTATGAAATTGTCAAAGAGCAATGATGCCTTCTTGCTCTGCATCGTCGGAGGCCCTCAGCTGACGCTCAGGACACCCGACGATAAAGGCAATCGCCTATATCGTTTCTTCTAATATCTTTTTCACATTGGCTTTGTTACGAAACAAATTTTTAACAATAACCTCATGCTGCAAAGGACTCTTATAAAACCAAATTCTCGCTAAAGATTCTAATGTCAATGCCCTCACCTTTCTAAATGAGATCTGCACGTATTGAATGTGATTCACAAAATGCCACATTTAGAAGAATCTCATCACCGCTCTGTAAATTATTTAATCTATATTCAACACGCTTTTTCCCCTTAACCGTAAGTATTGCTCCCCCATCTTCATCAAGAGCAATAAATCCTTGTTCTAGCAATTTCGATGCGTTTCGAACATGAATATCTTTTTTTCCATCGATTGTTTTGTACATTTTAATCACCATCCATCCGTTTTTATCCTGCATTTTCCTGTTTATCTATCCAAATTAAAAAAGTTGATTTGCGAATGCGACGGGTGTTTCCTACTTTAAGGCTGGGCATATCTCCTGAATTACACCAATTATAAATAGTGGCTTTAGTTACGCTTAGGTAAACAGATAATTGCTCAACAGTTAAAATTTCTGGTAAATCTTCTAGTTTTAACTCCATACTCTTTTCCATATTTAACCCCTCCTAATTTCTATTTACTCTTTTGACTCAACTAAAAAAATGTCATCAGGTTTTTTATCAAAAACTCCAGCAATCTTTACTGCCAAATCATATGACAAACCACGTTTTCCATTTTCAATTTGCCAGTAATATGGTTTGCTTACTCCGATTGCATCTGCAACTTCCTGATAAGTTAAATTACTGTCTAAACGTGTCAGTTGCAGTTTGCTTTTCCCCATCTGTACCACCACCTGTGAATCAATAAGTTAACTAACTGCGTACTCAAATAATAAGTTAACTAGTTGTTAATGTCAATAAAAAGTTTCTATTTAGTTAACTTTGTTGCAGTTAACTATATGCTAACTTATACTGTAATAAGTTAACTAATACGAGGTGATTAATTTGGAATTTCCAGAAAGACTTAAAAGTCTAAGAAAAGATAAAGGTATGACTCAAGAAGAATTAGGATTAAAGATAAATGTTACTAAGGTATCAATTTCTGGTTATGAAAATGGCAATAGAACTCCTGACATGGATACTTTGCAAAAAATAGCAGATGTATTGGAAACAACAATTGACTACTTATTGGGTAGACAAGACCAAAACAACTACATACCTGAATGGGCAACCTCAAAAGATAAACGTGATTTTAAAAAAATGCTTGAAGATGATGGCGAGATAATGTTTGATGGAGTGCCTATGTCTGAGAGAGATCGGGAACGGGTAATGGACGTGTTGTCTGGACTATTCTGGGAGGCTAAAGAAATGAATAAAAAAACATATGGCAAAAAAAACAACAAAAAAAACTCATTGAATGAAAACAACAAAGAGTAGGTGAAGTGTTTGGACGAAATCGTACTCAAGCTTGTAAAAAAGTATAAAACAAGTGATCCTTTTCAACTCGCCCAAGCACTTAACATTATGGTTCGCTATGCTGACCTTGGAGAAGAAACAAAAGGGCTATATTATAAAAAAATCAGAAGACGATTTATAGTTATACATGAACGATTAGATCAACAATGGGCGCGCATGGTGTGCGCTCACGAACTGGGACATGATAGGCTTCATCCAGGTATCAGTCGGTTTTGGATAGATGAGCATTCTTTTTTTAATGCTGGTAAATATGAGCGTCAAGCAAATTTGTTTGCAATTAAATTACTTACATACCCAAACGTACAAATGGAAGATGAGCCGCTTAACTGGTATTTAGCACGCAACAACATCCCACAAGAAATGCATACTTTTTTCAACTAAAGATCGTTATACTTCAGTCATCTAACTTGCGCTTCCATCGCTGCAAGGCGATTTACTATATACATAATTAGAACATACGTTCTGAAATGAGGTGGTTTTTTGAGTATTCGAAAAAGAAATGGAAAGTATTATTTTCGCTACGATGTAATTGATACAATGACTGGTAAACGAAAGCAAAAAGAGACTCGCGGCTACAATAGTGAACGTGAACTGAAACCCGAAATGATTCGGATTCAATCGGAGCTGTTAGCGGGAACATACGTGGAAGAAAAAAACATCGGATTTTTAGAATGGGTAGATCGGTGGCTAGAAATCTATGGTTCTACTGGCAAAGTAAAAAATAGAACTGTAGACATTAGGAGATTAAGTCTGCAGGCGGCTAAAAAAAAGTTTTCGGGCCTTAAAGTCAAAGAAGTTACTCCATTACAATATCAAAATTTATTAGACGAATTAAAAGCAGATGGAAGCGCAAAGCGAACAATCGAAATGTTACATGAAGCCTGTAATATGATGTTTCGAAAAGCAGTCCAGCTGGAGATAATTAAAACAAATCCAACGCTTCTTGCAGAAATACCCGCATTTCCTCAAACAGTCGAGCAACTTGAAAATGAAGATGAGCTACCAAAATATTTAGAAAAAGAAGAACTCGCAAAATTACTTAACACTGCAAAAGAATATGGAGATCCACAAGGATATCATGCCTTATTTATTCTTGCCTATACAGGTATGAGAATAGGTGAACTGTGCGCTCTCAAAATTTCAGACATTGACGAAATTAACAAACAAATCAACATAACCAAAACCCTCTACGACAGAAAAGGTCTAAGAAAGTTCGAACTCAACACACCAAAAACTAAATCCTCGATTCGTAAAATCGACGTTAGTAGCACAGTGATAGGCATTATAAAAAAACAAGAGAAATGGCGAAATGAATATAAGATTGCACAACGCAAAAAATTCTACAATAACGAACAATTCGTATTCATTAATAACAAGCAGCTTCCTGGGTACCCTGCGCCAATAAAACAATTTGAAACATTTATGAAGATCATACTTGAAGAAGCAGGCTTATCCAATGCTCTCACTCCCCATTCACTTCGGCATACTTACACTTCTTTAATGGCAGAGGCCGGTGTTGAACTTCCTGCAATTCAAAGACTGTTAGGACACAGAAATGACTCAGTTACAAGAGACGTCTATCTACACGTCACAAAAGCTAAAAAACGAGAAGCCGTTGATAAGTTGGATTTACTCATGAATGGGTTGTTATAATTTCGTGGGGAAAATGTGGGATGTTTATTTGAAGATCACTGTTATATAGGGCTATCCAAGCTCCTATCGACCATGTTCTACATGACCTCCTTTTTCAAATAGGCTGTTATCATCGATAATGCTTGTTCGTGAGTATACGTTTCTTGCTCCAACAGCACGGCGGATAATATATCCTTCTGGGAAGGCGTATACCGTCTAGCCGACTTTAGCTGCTCCTTGCTGAACCTTGGTTCCAGCTCAGCTTCCTGCAATCTGCTTGTTCATATGCTTAGCTTCCCAGAACAACCCTGTAAGCACATCCATTACGCGCTGACGATCGGTAGCACTAAGCGGTACGCCGTCAAACATAATTTCTCCGTCTTCCTCAAGCAGCTTTTTAAAGTCGCGCTTATCTTTATACGTAGCCCACTCAGGTATAGTTGCCGAGGCTGCATCGCGGCCAAGCAAATAATCGGTTGTCGTCAGTAAGATATCTGCCATTTTTTGCAAATCCTCACTTGTTGGTGTCACTCGATCATTCTCGATATGACCAAAGTTAGAGCGGCCCATCTCGAGCTTTGCGGCGACATCCTGCTGCGTTAATCCGCGCTCAACCCTTAGTTGTTTAATTCGTGCACCCAATGACATTATAAATACCCTCCGTTTTTGAATATTGGTATTTTAAATACTTGACGGTAATTAAAATACCAAATACAATGAGATTCATCAGACGAACACTTAAAGAAATGTATCAGCAGATCATTATCGCTATTTTAACTACTTAAAAGTAAGTATATTTTTGATTGGGAGTATTGTCAATACCGGAGATGTCGCTATATTTTTTTGTTATGAAAGGTATTTTAAATACTCATTATTCATTAAAACCTAAGGGAGGTTATTTGAATGAATGCAGAACAACAGGTGATTGATCAATTACATGCGTATAAACGGCTAAAAGCGAGAAAAAAACAGCTGGAGGGTACTTCGGTAGGACCAGGCATGCGGCTAAGCGCAGTGTATGAGGATGATCATTTGCAGGAGCTTCATCGGCAGCTGCGCAAGCTGCCTTCCTATATGTACTTGGATGAGCAGGATCAGCGTATCGAAGCAGCGGCGCATGCGAATCTATCGAAATATCCAATTGGAACGAAAGCGCAGCTAAACGAAGTAAAGAAAAGCCGTGCAACAGCAAGTCCAGCGGATGAGAAGCTGCTGCGAGAGCTGGAGAAAAAGATTGAGAAGGTGCTTGAAGCGCGAGAAGGCTCGGGCGGCTTTGAAGGTTATATGGGCGTCATCGATAAAATAAGCGAGCTTCAGGATATAGAGAAGCAGCTGCAATCTATCGATCAAGCGCTTGAAGCGTTAGAAGCATATGCGCCCGATTACGCTCGGCTGCTGAAGCTTCGTTTTATAGAAGGGAAACCTACAGAGTTTGTTGCTTCGGAGCTGGGTATCGTTGATCGCACGTTCCGAAGATGGAAGCAGAAGGCGCTTCAAGAAGTTGTCCGCTTTCTGTCCGCCTAATGTCCGTTTTCGCTCAAATAACCGTGATATTATGATATTGTACCAAAGATCATAAACGGGGACGAGCGGTGGACGACACCGAGCGTCCCTTTTGTTTTATCCAGATGAGGAGGTGGCTCAGATGTGAGCGCGGGTGGGTGAAATGGTGCAAATCGTAACAGGGCGGAGGCAGAACAAAATGAACAAAAGCAGATTGCAGGAAGCTGAGCTGGAACCAAGGTTCAGCAAGGAGCAGCTAAAGTCGGCTAGACGGTATACGCCTTCCCAGAAGGATATATTATCCGCCGTGCTGTTGGAGCAAGAAACGTATACTCACGAACAAGCATTATCGATGATAACAGCCTATTTGAAAAAGGAGGTCATGTAGAACATGGTCGATAGGAGCTTGGATAGCCCTATATAACAGTGATCTTCAAATAAACATCCCACATTTTCCCCACGAAATTATAACAACCCATTCACTTCGGCATACTTACACTTCTTTAATGGCAGAGGCCGGTGTTGAACTTCCTGCAATTCAAAGACTGTTAGGACACAGAAATGACTCAGTTA